CTAATCATGAATATAATGGGTTATCATGTTATCATATTCTGCTTTAAACGTATCAACGTCTTGTTGAATCTTTGAGAAGAAAGGATTAAGTACTTTTACACCACCTCTTCCCCAATATTGTAACTGGAGATTTAGCCATTTTTTCGCATTTTGTCGACCTTGTTCACCTGGTGCTATAATCTGTTCGTATTTTATTTCTCGGAAACAAACTTGTTTAGTATATCCGACAGACACACTCCCCCATAAAGGATCTGAATCAGAGAGATTAAATAAAAACCTTGCCACCATTCTTTCAGGGGACTCGTTGCCAGGAAGCAATAGCACATTTCTTGCTTTTGCAATTTTTCTCATTTCTTTTTTCTGTTTTCGAACATCTCCATCTAGGAAGATAATAGAATATGGATAACCAAAAGCAGGAACACCCTTAGCAACCATTTCAACAAGAGTGCTACATGGTAGTGTGACATCAACGAACCTCAAGCAACGCGCTTTTGTCTTAAGAATAACTTTAACAAACAATTCTGTTTCTTTGTCTTCAACATATACCGTGATTTTATTTTCGTTTTTCTTTGGTGCAATAGCTGTTACATTCAAATCTAAAACAATGCCATTAAAATCGACATCATTTTTTATCATAATATTATCATCAGAACGTTTCAAGTAAATCATTCTTATCTGATTGAAAGTCTCAGAATGTAATTTCACTTCTTTGCACAAACCATCTACTGCTTTCAGCAGAGATATGGAATGTGTTGTAAAGATTATCTGAAGATTCAAGTTAGATGCATATTTCCTTAATACCTTAAGGAGTTCTACCTGTGATGCAGGATACATCGTTGCATCAAGTTCATCAATAGCAAGTATTCCACCTTGATAGGATGGATATTTGTCTTTTAGCCTATTGAAAGAAAATAAAGCCAATATAATTTTAGCAAGATTATCTTGCCCCATTGAATTTTGATTCCAATCGTACAATGCAGTACTTACACCCATTGACTGTTTATTTGTAGAAGATAAGCCTGTAGTGGATGTGATTTCTGTATTGGAAATTAAAATCCTGTTATGTAATTCCTTAAATCTTGCAACTTCAGTAGGAGTCAGCAATGTATCATCTGTTTTAACAATTTTTTCTTCTGCAAGCGGTACCAATCGTTTCAAACTAAGAAAAATAGTGGGGAATTGTATATAGCCATCACCTTTGCCTCTACTTCCTTTCTGCCAAAAGCGTACATTGGGATCTCCTGTACGTACAATACTTTCAATCTCAAACTGCTGACCATTATCAAAGATCAAAGTCCATTCATGCTCTTTGGGCTTATCAAAAATAGGGGAAAGACGGAATTTATCGCTGAACGCAGACCGATAACTACCACCACACAATGGTTTTTCTCCATACATAGGGTTCTCTTGGGGGATAGAAAACGTCTGTGTTATCATACCCAAAAGGGTTGACTTCTGTGTTCCATTCTGACCTGCGATAGCCGTCAGTTGACTGCCGAGTTCAAACTCTTGTTCTTTAAAGCCTCTAAATCTACGTATATTTACTCTCTCTATCTTCATGTTTAAACCAGTAACGCGTTGTTTAATCGTGAAATAGACTCGCTAAAGCTAAGCCTATCGTCAAAAATCAAAAGTTCATCACCTACTCTATTAGATGTACAGTGAGCCAAATGGTATAACACTTTCTTGTTATTCTCATAAAGTTGCTTAATGAATTCTTGATTATCATATGATATTATCCACTTCTTGTGCATGGTCTTTACATAATCAGCTAATTCCTTATGGTCATCATCACAGAATGAATTCATATACAAATCCGAACCTTTCTTGTAATATGGAGGGTCCAGATAAATGAAAATATTCCTTTTCAATTTTTCTAATTGCCTAACAAAATCAATACCATCCAGATTTGAAAGATGAATTCGATGCGAGAATCTTTTTATATCTCGAATACGGTCAATCAACTCGGTTTTATTAAAACGAGCGTTTATCTTGTATTTCCCTGTTTGATTAACGCCGCCAATCATACCACCCGATATGACTCCAGATACGTTTGTTCTATTTAAAAAAAATGTTGATTTTGCCAGATCAAAGGTATCTGCTATCTTATAATTAGTTTGAACTTGTCTATAAAAAGCCCATTGCTCTACAGTAATGGGAACTTGTTCTATCCAATCGCAAAAATCATCAGCCCTAGTTAGCACAACACACCAAAATGCATATATGGAAGGGTTTAAGTCATTAATATAGATATCTCCAACAAATTCATCCATCATCAGCCTTAAGGCAAGACCACAACCACCTGCATAAGGTTCGGCATAGTCAGTTCCAATCAAGTTATTTTCCTCAAGGAATTGGGTCATAAACTTGAAAATGCATCCTTTGCCGCCAGGGTAACGCAAAGGAGACCTAAATATACGCCTATTACCTTCCATGCGATTCCTTTAACATTGCGCCTAAAATAATGGAAATACCCATGGCTTTTTCCGAAGAAATAGACGATTGATAATTATGGGCACCTGTATGAAATAATTGAGGTAATGTCTCTTGTAAAATATTATGTTCATGCAAGAAAGTTTTGACATCTTTGCTAAGCCCTTTTTTTGCAAGAGGATAGAACTTTTCTATGTATTCGTCAATTGCCTTTTTACCGGTGAATCCACAATCAGCAGCAGCAGTTTCACACAATAAACGCAAACTCATTCTAAAAATCGCATATATTTTAGGAGAAAAAGCCTTCTTATTACTATCAACATAATCATAAAGGGATAATATATCACTATAAAGATTGTTGACATCACCAGACTTTAAAATTAACTTTTCACCAAAGAATGGTTGTTTCGTTTTTCTGGTAATTGGTGTTTTCCTTTGTGGTGGGGCCATTGTTGCCTCAACAGAATCACCCTCATATTTCTTTACAGTTGGATTGTAGAGACGAAGGGGGGACTGTTTGTTGCTTTCAATGATCTCTTTAGAGCGTTGATCCAACACTAGTAGAAGATTACCACGATTGACACGAGTAGTGATCTTTTTATTCTTAACTTGCTGATAAATGTCATTCAATAATGTCCATACCTCTTCGTCCGAATGGCGTGTTTTGAGTTTGGCCCCATCAAGTTCTAACCCCATTCTTGAAAGAATGCTATCTGTAAGAATCTCTTTGCGTACAAAACCTTGATTAAGCTCAGGATGTTTCGTAATAAACCCTCCAGTAGCTTCATCTAAACGGAGGAATGTACTTTTTTCTTCACCAAGATACTTTGATGCAAAAATATCTCGTTCCAAAGGTTGCCAAGTATTTCTGAGTTGAACATGTTTACGGTAAATGCTTTTCAATGCTATATCTTCAGAGCACACATTGCAAGGCAGCACATCTGGCACTGTAGGCAATATTACAGTTAACCCATCAGCTTTTACATATCCTAATTTAATTTTTGCCAAAACGACCCTGCGATTACCATCATAGACAATAGGCTTGCCATTTTTATAAACCACAATTGGCAATTCGCTAAAATCATAGTAATCCCCCATCTCTTTTGCAAGTTTGTTCAATTCCCATTTTGCAAGAGGGTCATTTATTGCGCGATTAACAACATCTTGATCTTTTGCAGAAGAATCAATAGGATCACGTGGATTCTCTGTCCACAAGACCAAATCTTTAATCTTAATATTTTTGATTTCTTGGCTCATAATACTTTTCTAAAAACTCAATACAACATTCTTAAAAACTTCTTCAGCGGTTCCAAATATCCTGCATCCAAATCCCAGTGTTGGGTGTTCTCATAATTGCGATTCGCGTCTTTTATCAGTTTCTTCTGAGTCCTGGACTTACCTAATAGAGTCTCAAGATATGCATATATCTTGGTCTTCTTGGCGGGGATGGTCAACGTGGGAGGCGTTTTCGTCGGGATTCGTACCTCTCCAAGTTTTTCTTCGTAAGTCTTCCAGCAATCCATTACGGGTTGATTATTAGGATTGATGATATTTTCAAGTAAGTCTTCCAATGCGCCAGCATCCTTGTCATTGGGCAATAGGAACAGCTCAAACTCTACGCCAAATTCTTCCTTGATAGCAAGTAGTTCGGAACGACGGGCTCCTGGATCCTCGTCAGCATCGAAGATGACGAGGTTGATACCGCCAAGGTCGGTGTTTTGACGCATGGTGCCAATGGCATCTTCAGACCTCAACTTCTGATACCCTCCAGTGTCTCCGTCTTTGCCAGGATGCGAAATGCTGCCCTTAGGAGCCTTTTCATTAAACAAGTGGTGATAATAGTCCTCGAAGAACTTCTTGTCAGCATCACCCTCCACTATTATCTGAAATCTCACCATCATACTAGTCCTCTAAGTTCAACATCATTTGCACAAGCTCCATTCAATCCCTCATAAGTATACTTGTAAGCTTGATGTCCCTTAAGTGGGGTCTTGGCTAACGTATAGAGGCGCATTTCCTTCTGATACTCAACGTGCTCTTCCAACATTTCGTTGAGATAACTCAGTGTTTCCTTGCTATGAGTAGTCACAAACACCTGTTTGTTCGTTGATGTTGCCAATGCAAAGATTGCCTCCCATAATTTCTTGTAAGCGGAATAATGAAGGCCGTTGTCTATCTCGTCAATGAGAATGATATTATTTATAGGGTTGGCAGCAGCAGCAACAATATTCAAGAACCGACGCATACCATCGCCCATCATATTGACAGTCAATAATTGGTCAATTCCGTCCATACTGATGTATGCCACATTATTCAAGATTTCGACTGCAGTAATACGACTATCGAAACTTTTCATGTATTCCGCAACCATATCCTTCCTTTTTCGTTTAATCAATTCCACAAGATCATTAGAGGGATTGCCTGCAGATAGGTCAGCTGACAAAAAAGCAACACTATTCTTTTCTAAATAATCCTCTGCCAGTTTCTTATTAGAAACTATACCTTGCTGATTGACTGTGATACTACACTCGTAAGCGCTTTTCTGTTGACTGGATTCAACATCAAAATTAATCTTTAGCGTATTCAAGAAAGTCTTCGTCTCAGAAGTCGGAATCTGTCCCTCCTGTAAGCCGACCTGTGCGTTTTCATCAAACATATAAGTCATCCCTAACGTCAGATGACGCTTAGTATCATCAAACAGTTCCGATGCAATCTCAGGCTTCACCTTCAAGTCATAATTATGGAATAGATAACCCAAGTCTGCAAAACTGCTATAATTGCGAGACCTAAAGGAATTGATATTCTGAGGCAGGTTAGGATTTGACATCCCCATCATCAGAAACAGACATTCAAGCACTGAAGATTTGCCCGAGCTGTTCTGTCCCAGGAACACATTGACACGCGAAAAATCATCAATCTTCAAGTGGTCAATACCCCTGAAATTTTTGATCTCTATATTTTTGAATCCGTCCATCGTCTTAATTAGTAAAGATTGTTAACTATGTCAACAGATGATTAATTGTTCTGTGAATCGAATGTCATTTCTATCAAGTCTTTGATATCAACCTGAAGAAGTCGGGCAATTTCTACGAACTGAGCCATTGAGGGCTGTGTCTTGTTAGTTTTCCACCGGGATACAGTCATATCTGTGACACCCATCTGCTCGGCAAGCCATCTGTTGGTGATTTGCTTATCAGCCAACACCACTCTGATTCGGTTGTTGCAATCCTTCTTCATCTTTATTTATGGACTAAATTATTCCTGTGCAAAGATATACAATAATTGACAAACTACCTAACATTAATGTTGAAAGTTATCTCATTTTTGGCACTTTTTGCCTTCTATCTGTTTGTTTAGTCTCCAGCCCCACCACATTCAATTCTGCATATTTACATTTACTACGTTCCATTGCTAAATTATCTCAATGTGAACTCAATCTATTTTTCTTTTGCCAAAACAATGATGCATACCAGTCAAAGCAAAATGATTTTTGTCTTCGCTATTATATGAATCAACGCTAAAGAATGAGGTCAGGCGGGTCTTGTTCCCTTATCCATGTATTGAAACGTGAAAAACGCTGCTGGGGAGTCCTGGGAACCTTATCCATGAGGGAGATAGCCGCCTTACCTATGCTGAAATGAAGAAAATGGGGATGAGAAAGCCTAGTCCCCCTATAAACGAAATACAAAATGATACAGATGTTGTTAAATTCCATGTTCTCAGCTTTTCCTGGGATATGGACCGAGCCAAAGAAGGATGATGTTAGCGCACCCATACCGGAGGCTAAGGAAAAAAGTGAATGTGCGCCGGTGGGAAAGGTAAAACAAAACCCTCTCACCGAAGATATCAAGAGACTAGAGGAAGCCTTTTCAAATGGGCGACCTTTAGAGAGTGGGATGGAGATAAATGTGACTCTCCAGGAACTACTCAGAATCGTGCCCAGAAATAGACCCCGTAAGGATGCATACAAACATTTACAGAGGGTTTTGAAGGATGAAATGGGCGTGATCTTAACCATTAAAAGCAGAAAAGATGGCAAGAAAAAAGATTAAGAAGATTTGGCTGATGGGAAAGCTGCGGGAACTATTGTATGATGCCCCAGAGAATTTTGAATGGAGCGTAAACCATGAACTCAAGAAAATCGCCAATGGAAAGGATCTAAGCGGTTTTAAGGTAACTGTTGATGAGCCGAACAATAAAGTGAAGTTCTGGTGGCCGATAATCCTTAAAGAGTTCGAGGATGATAGTGAAAACCTACCCCAACCATTGATGTGGCTGATTTTGGGACAGGGAAGGCCTTCATTGGGGTTAAATGTACCTAACTTCCCCGGCTTCTTATTCTACTTCTATATCCCGGACATCATTCAGGATTACAAGAGACTAGCCAGACAGAACCATGCTTCGAGAATAAAAGGCATGGTATTATCTCATTCCAATACAAGAGGGATGGAGATGGAACTACAATTTTAATTTTTACTGATGAATAACGATTCCAGTTATTACCACAATCCCATAGTAGAAGAGAGGTATTTCGCTATGGATGTCGAATCGCTAAAGCAGTATGATGAACAGTTTAGAAAAGCCTATGAGACAGGAGAAAAGTATGAGTTCACGATCAAGCTTAGCGATATCATTGAAATCTGCCCTCGTCATAAACAGGAAAGAGAGCAGTACAGAAGATTTATCAGGTTCTTAGCATCGAAGAATATCACAATGAACCTGGTAAGCAGAAAGAAAGGTCATAAGGATCTTTCTGAAAACAAATTAAATCATAAAGACAATGGAAAAAGTATCAATTAAGAAGGAAACGGAAATGATAACAAATTATACACCTTCGAAAGACACGGAAGAACATGTGGGATTTATCTATATGAGAAGCATTATCATAGATGGAGTGAAGTTCATTTATATTGGTGAGTCATCTAACATGCTTGACAGGAATTACCACTGGAGATGCTTAAAGGTAGAGTATGGAGGAAAGAGAATTGAAAAAGCCAGAAAAGAACATGATCCTTCAAATTGGATGTGGGATGTCCTGGAAAGAGTTGAAGCTAATAGTGCCGATGAACTTGAGGAGAAACTTAAACAGAAAGAGGCCGAATATATCATCAAATACGAGTCTTACAAGGAAGATAAAGGCTTTAACAGTACTCGTGGATTATCTCAGTATCTTAACGGAAATGCTGCTTGATAGATGAAAAACGGATGGGACGGGTCTGAAGCGAAAGTTTTGGACCCTCCTTCTTGAATAACAAATTGATAAAGAAAATGAAAAAGATAGACATTAATGTGCCCATTCAATACAGACACTTATCGGAATGGACGGAATTTGGTGACATTTTGCCGGAAGGACACATAATACTGAATAAGAACATTACCGGCTGTGGATGTACTGTGTTTTTCCTGACTAACGATAAACCCGTCATTCTTGCAAGTCCGAGAATAAGCCTCATCAAAAGTAAACTCAAAGATAAAAACATCAAGAGAAAGCTTTTCTATTTCGACAGGAGTGACGGGAACAAGGATTTGAGCGAAACAATAGCAGAAATGGACAAGTATCTTCAGAGTTGTGGCCCCAATCCTTTCAATGATCTGCCTAATGTACCGAAGATATTGTCCACATTCGATTCCCTCTTCAACGTCCTGAATGCTTTAAGGGCCAGGAACATGTTAGACCAGTTTACTATCGTCGTGGATGAATGGACTTGTATCTTCACTGACGTAAGAATGAAGGGGTCCACTGTAATCAACTTCCTTCATACGCTAAAAAGTCTGCCCAATAGAATAGTAAACATATCAGCTACTCCTTTGAACATGGTCTATCTTGATCTTATGGAGGAGTTCAGTGGTATGGAATATGTTACACTTGAATGGGACCCGTCGATGAAGGAAGATATTGATGTGGTTCCCAGGAAGATGAGAAGTACAGTGTCCGCCATTGATCAGATTATCCAGGATTACCGGCAGAGAGGCTTTTTCAACACTTTGGACGGTGAATCTATCTACTCGACTGAAGCGGTTTTCTTCTTGAACAGTGTAAGGGACATCTGCACCGTCATAGACCATAATAAACTCAAACCTTCCGAGACCCTGGTAATATGTGCCGAAGATAAGAAGAACAGGACATCCTTGAGAAGTGTAGGTCATTCCATCGGTGCTGCTCCAGGAGAGGATGAGTATAAGACGATGAACAAGCCTTTCACATTCGTAACCAAGTGCAGTTTTGAAGGGACAGACTTTTATTCTGACTGTTCAACGACCTATGTATTCGGAGATAGCAACAAAGAGCACCTGCAATTGGATATATCGATAGACCTTCCTCAGATAGCTGGAAGATGCCGAACCAAGACCAACCCATTCCGTAAAGAGATATTCTACTATTACAAGAACACAAGTCTCGAGAAGGGAATGGATGAGAAGCAGATGATCCAGGAAATCAATGACAAGAGAAATGATACCCTCAAACAGGTAGAGAAACTATCGGATATCACTGACCTTAGCATCCTTGACAATTTCGTGGTTGCTCAGGACAGATTAAGATACACTAAAAGCTATCTTGACGTTGAGAGAATTGGTCAGGGTTCAGGCAAAGCTATCTGTAATGACCTAGCCTATATCGCTGACCTAAGAGCCGTAGAGATAAAGATGGAACAGTATAAAAGCAAACTACATGTTCTCAATTCTCTAGACAATAATGGCTTCAATCCTATCGATATGGCAAAGCAGGAATATCAGATGTTCAGGGAGGATTTCTTTAAGGACGACAACTTTGAGCACCAGATGAAAGCTATTGTCGATGCTGTTGAGAGATGTTCCGAAGTCCTGCCTATGATAGAAACCTCACCTTCTGTCCCCACTGAGTTTAAGAAGTATTATCGTGAACTTGGGCCGGAACAGATAAAAAAGGCAGCATATATCGAGGCTAATCTTAAACGGCTGCTCTCCAATGCATCCAAGGTCAGTGGTATGAGTCTAAACATAACCCCCGGCGATATATATACCAATGCCGAACTAAAAACGATGATCCAGGCTGAATATGACCGTCTTTCAATCATTAAGACAGCCAAAGCAACGGACATCACCCAGTATGCCCATGTCCAGAAAGTAAAACTCACGAGGGATGGGAAGAGAATAAACTGTTATAAAATAATTGAACTAATATGAGTGATATTGAAGTTACGTATTTCAACAATATTTGGGATGTCAATAATTTCGATTACAAAAAGTGCTGCCGGATTTCAACGATTATCTCCAGAATGAAAGATCCAAACAGTAAGATTGCCCAAAAGATCAGTGTTGTCCGGCCAATAACGGATGATAAACTGAGAAAAGAAGCCAAGAAATCATTACCGGTCATCATGTGGCAAGGTATATTTCACCATAGAAGTAATAATGGCTGTGCTTTTCTTACCGGTCTCATGTGTATCGATGTTGACCATAAGACTGATGAGGAACTGAAGAAGATTAAACAGACGGTAATGGGATGGGACTGTACCTATTGTTGTTTCAAGAGTCCAAGCGATGATGGATTGAAGGTAGTTATTAAAACAGACAACATTAGCCTCATCCATTACGGCAACTTTTATCGTCAGGTGGAGCAGATATTCATTAATCAGTTCGGGATAGAGCCGGATGATGACTGTGAAGATGTCGGGAGAGCATGTTATTGTAGTTTTGACCCAGATCTCTATTATAATCCCAATGCTATTCCCCTCCATCTCGATTATAACCCGAAATACGATAAACAAGAGTCTGAACATAGCAAAACATCGGCTTCATACTCACAGCCTCTGATTACTCCCACTGAAAGATTCATTGCCCGTCTTAATAGTCTGCGTAACCCCATGACGGACGAACAGATCATTAAGATTCTCGACATCAGGTTTCAAAAGTTCCAGGACAACTACATCGATGGGAATAGGACCCATAGCATCTTCATTCAAGCTAAAGGACTATGTGAAGCCGGTATCGATATTGAGAAAGCTATAAACTATCTCGAATTAAGGGGCGGAAAACGAAGCGGGTTTTTATGATGGAGGTTGTTTGAGGGTTGATTGGTTTGTTTTTCAGAGAGTTAGAGGTCGTTGGATGAAAGGCCCATGAAAAACGAAATGGTTTACGTTGCTTTACGTTTGGTTTACGTTTGGGGCTGATCTGGATGATGGATGTTTACGTTTGGCTTACGACTCACGCGCCGGATCTTTACGAGTGCATGGCGTTCATCAGCGGCGATGTGCCGTTATTTTTTTGCCTTGAATGAAGAATTGATATTGCCGAAATGTTCCATATAACAATTATTTAGTATATTTGCGGGAAAATATTGGCAAGACTATGGCAAAGGTTATCCATGTGCATTTGACCGGCAAGCGCCGGGACTATTATTTCACCAGCATCACGGCGGTTTATACGAAGTTGACCGCTGAGGAGGTTGGTGCTACCAAAAACTACCTCCTGCACGCCGGTTTGAGCGGAAACGGCACTGTGATCACGCGGAAAGCGATTATCAAGCAGTCCACGCTCATCTCAAGTCCCAGGCGTGGAAGAGGTTTAGAATGAGGGTTTAACGCCGTTAGAAGGCGATTCTGGCGGTGTTGTTTTGAATGTCGTTAGGGGGAGTCGTGAGGCTTCCCCATTTTTGTCACCCCAAACGCCGTTTTTGAGAGAGGGGTTACACTTGGGGTTACAGAGAGGGGTTACATTTTTAGCGAGAGAGGGGTTACACTTGGGGTTACATTTTCGAGATTTTAAGACCGCTTAAAAGTGAAGAAACGGGACCTTTACCCCCCTATTTTGGCGATTTTGGCAATATTCGGGCAGGAAAATGCCACATAAAAACCGCCTTTCACATTATATATAATACGCGTGAATTGCCCTATTTACAGGGGTTTTCGCCGGTTCTGCCCTATTAAAACCGCCTCAAAAAGTGTGTGTGCGGCTGTGGTGGGTGTCCGTGTGGGTCACATGCGGATCCGCGTGATCGGCGTCACCCTGCATGGGCAGATGGTGTGGAGTCCACATCTTGCGCACTTGAAGACATCGCAGCGTTTTCCCTTTCAAGTTGCGCAATTCGTTCTTTAAGCCGTCCGATCTCTTCAGCTTGTTCGCTATATCGCAAATCTCTATCTCTCAATATTTCTATAAACATTTGACAAACCCCATCGGCTGTTAGAGGGAAATCAGGTAATGGTGCAACAGCAATCGCTGGTTTTGAACGTCCTTTTAACACTCCTGGTTCGAGCATAGGTCCAATCCCATTAAGAATCCATGAAGCAGAAAAACTATATTGATAACATAATTCTGCAATTAGCTCAACACCTGCGTTCATTCTATAATTCAGAATTTCTGAAAATTTCGCAGGTTTAATGCCGAGAGTTTCTGCTATCTTGGATTTTGTGAGTCCTTTGTCCTTTAATAGGCTATTAATAGCCATTATAAAGCGTTGATTTATTACTGTCTTATCCATTTTATAGATTAAAAAATTCAGAAATTCTGAAAAAAATTATTCAGAAATTTTGTAGTATTACAGAAATACTGTATCTTTGCGACGTTGTTAACCGAGTTAACGGCGGCCAAAGGTACGAAAATTTGCATTAACCGACAATAAAACAGAAGAATTATTATGGCAAAGCACAAGGAGATCGACTTCCAGAAGTGGGAGCAGTTAGAGAATTACGGAGAGAAGATGAAGGCGGCTGTATGGGCCGCCAGCCAAGCGGTGAAGCGTTGGCTGGATCTTGCCGACGAGTTGATGGATGACGCCGCTGCAGACGGTTCTGACATGTACTGTGCAGCGAGCGTGTTGAATGAGACGTTGCAGCGAATGTCGGCCAAGTTGGGTATTAACGGCGGCGAAGCCACCGCCCACAAGACAGAGCACCACCACCGTCCTGGTGGCCTGGACGTGCTTGACGGCCTGGACGGTCTTAAGCAAGTTGATGTTAAACATTTTCAAAAAGCAGAATAAGATGTCGAAGAAGATTTATGTTACCGATGAGGCCAAGAATAAGTTGGCCGATGTGTTCCATGTGTCGCGTGTGATGGTGTGGAAGGCTCTGGCCTTTGAGAGCCACAGTTTGCTGGCCCGCAAGATCCGTCACGTGGCATTGTCACAGTACCACGGTGTCCCGAATTGGAAACCAGCTGATATGGAGACGATCCACGACTCGAAGACGATGACGCAGACCTTTGGTGATCGTGTAAAGCTGGTTCTTGACAAGGGTACCGGCCTTATCACCGTCCTTGTTGACGATGAGGTGGAGCGTGAGCGCCAGGTGGAGAGCATTCCCGAGTTCATGGAGCTGCAGAGTGAGGTAAGCCGTATGGCATTAAGTCTGTGATATGGAGTATTTCGGCAAAATACTGTGTATATCGGTGTGTGACCTCACCCATGACGACCGCCCGGTTGTCGTGGATGGTGTCGCTGACTGGAGCCATAGCCGTGTGCTTGCTGGCCGCCGTCCGCAGGACTTGCCGCTTGACATCCTTGCCCCCATCATGAGTGTTCCCAACTACAAGCAGCTGTGCGCCCGCAAGAAGATCAATGTGGTGCGTCGTGGAGGCGGTATGGGTGAATATGCCCTTGTTGAGGTTGCCACGTTGCCTCACCGCTTCCGTGACCGTGTCGTTGCCAAGTATGGCGAGCTGGAGCAGAACGTGCTGCGCGACTGGTTTGAGAGCCACTACCGTGTAGATGCCGAGGCCCGCAGCTGGTACACGCGTTTCCGCTTTGCTGACGGCAGCCCCTTGCCCCCTGACAAGATCAACGAGTACACCGTCAACGCCAGCGTGCTGCAGGCTGTTGTCGCCGTGATGGCCGACACCAATATCATGCGCAAGGCCATGCAGGGTGACAGCATCAACTGGGGCGAGATGGCCGGTGTCATCAGCTATTACCAGGCCGAGTTTGAACACACCCTGCCGCTGAGTCCTCACCGGTTCCGTGAGCGTGTGACGGCCTTCAAGAAACAGGGCTATGAGTCCCTGATCTCGAAGAAGTTCAGGAACCAGAGCGCCAGGAAGGTCAACTACAGTATCGAGCGGTTGATCTTGAGTCTTGACAGCTTGCCTGAGCGTCCCTACAACACCACCGTCGCCGAGATGTACAACATGTTCGTGCGTGGTGAGCTCACTGTTGCCGATCCCGAGACCGGAGAGTGGTATGATCCTCAGAACTACACCGACAAAAACGGCGACCCGCTGGTGCTGAGTGAGGCCACCATAGCCAACTACCTCAACACCCCCAAGAACCGGTCGTTGCGCAGTAAGCTTCACGACACCCAGTGGGACTTCAACAACCGTTACCGTCCTTATCACCTGCGCCACAATGGCGTGTATGCGTTGAGCAAGATATCGCTTGATGACCGTGATCTGCCGCGCCCCATGAGCAACGGCCAACGCGTAAAGGCTTACTATGCCTATGATGTGGTGAGCGGTTGTGTGGTTGGCCGCGCTTATAGCCGGTTGAAGACCGCCGACCTGTTCCTGGCGTGCATGCGTGACATGTTCCAGACGCTGGACCGCAACGGCTGGTATATGCCCGCCGAGCTTGAGGTTGAGCACCACCTGGTGAGTGGTTTTGCCGATGGCTTGATGAAAGCCGGTGTCGTATTCCCGCTGATCCGCTGGTGTAATCCCGGCAACTCACGCGAGAAACGCGCCGAGCATCTGAACCGCGCCAAGAAATACGGCGTCGAGAAGAGGTTGCAGGTGGGCATCGGCAGGTGGTACGCCTCGTTGGAGGCCAACCGCCCCAAGGTCGAGAAGGTCTATGACGAGACCAACAACACCTACAAGGAGGCCAGCTTCACCTTTGAGCAGCTTGTGGCCGATGATCTTGCCGCGATCGAACTGTTCAACCACCAGCTGCACCCCAACCAGAAGATGTATCCAGGCATGACCCGCTGGGATGTCCTGGCCAGCCGGCAGAACCCCAGCCTGCGTCCCTGGGACAAATCCTACCTGTACCGCTACATCGGCAACAAGACCGAGACCACCATCAAGCAGAACATGTTCTGCACCGTGCAATACCAACAGTACCGCCTGCCCAGCCCCCACGACATCGAGAAGCTGGCGCCGCGCAACAACAAGGTCGAGGCCTATTGGCTGCCTGATGCCGATGGCCAGGTGGGCGAGGTTTATCTGTGGCAGGGCGACAAGTACATCGCCACCTGCAAGCTGCTGGATCGCTACAATGAGGCCACTGCCGAGCAGACCGCCGCTGACGTTGCGGCCTATACGGAGCAGGCCAAATATGTGAGCCAGTTTGACAAGATGATGAAGGACGAGAAGATCACCAAGGTCGCAGTCCTTCCCAACGAGGAGCGCCAAGCCGTCGCGGCTGCCATCAACACTGCTGAGCCAGTACCCGCTGCTGTCGTGCCTGATGAAGACGAAGACTACAGTGACTATATGGACGTGAGCCAGGTTGCCCGCGCTGCTGTCGCTAGCATATAAACGACATTTTAACGACATTCAAAAACAGATAGAACAATGGAGATCACCAACGAAATCAAAACGAGAATCGCGACCGCTATAGCCAGTGACCGCGAGAACTATCCCAGCGACGCCAAGCACGCCGTCGCCCTAGGCATTGCCCCCAGCGTGTACAACGCCATCAAGAAGGGCAACTTTGAGAAACAGGTCAGCGATGCCAACTGGGTGGGCATAGCCCGCCGTCTGGGCGTCGTATTGCGCCAGGAAATGGCCTGGACGGCCGCGAAGACCCAGACGTGGGTGTTTATCACCACCCAGCTTGAAACGTGCCAGGAGGGCAGCCTGAGCGCCATCATGTGCGATATTCCCAATATCGGCAAGACCTTCACCGCCCGTGCCTATGTCAAGACCCACAAGCATGCCGTGTATATCGACTGCAGCCAGGTCAAGACCAAGCTCAAGCTCGTGCGCAAGATCGCCAAGGAGTTCGGTGTGAACGCCAACGGTCGTTACAGTGACGTGTATGAGGATCTTGTCGCCTACCTGCGCACCATCGACACCCCTCTTGTCATCCTTGACGAAGCCGGTGACCTGCAGTATGAAGCCTTCCTTGAGCTTAAGGCCTTGTGGAACGCCACCGAGCATGCCTGTGGCTGGTACATGATGGGTGCCGATGGTCTGCAGGAGAAGATTGTGCGCGCCATCGAGGGCAAGAAGGTGGGCTACACTGAGATGCTGAGCCGCTTTGGTGATACCTTCAGCAAAGTCACCCCCGACGATGCCAAGGAGCGCCAGAAGTTCCTCAAGGCCCAGGCTGCTATCGTCGCCCAGGTCAACGCCCCTGAGGGCGTGAATATCGCCCAGCTCGTCACCCTGAGCGGTGGCGGTCTGAGGAGGATCTATACCGAGATCGAGAAAATCAAGAAAGGAGGCAAAAATGAAAATTAGATGTTTGAACTGTGAACATGGCTACACTCCACTCTATGGTCGTGGGTGTGGAGAAGAAGTCCAGAGCTGCGACTATGGGCTACGTGATGGCGCCGCTCCTGTTGGGGAGTACTGCCGAATGGACGGGAAAAAACTTCGTGAAGTGAAAGGAGGCAAGCAATGATCGAAGAAAGAATATACCGCCTTGAAGATTTACATCATGGTATTTGTATTCACTGTGAAGAAGAATCCGATGAGATAACGGCTGATGGCCGATGTGTTGATTGTGTCGAAGAAGAGCTTTTCATCGAACAATGCATGAAAGGAGGTGAGAAATGATTACGCAATTAGAACAAAGGTACATGGAGGCTGTGATCTACTTGGCCAACAAGGGCATCGACTGGGAGCAACGGCGCTATGAGATTGCCAAGGACATCATGGCGAACAAGTGCCTTGAAGAGGTTGCCGAAGCGGCAGGTATGTCCTTTGACGTGAATGGTAAGGAACGAGGCTACGCGGCGCTTGCCGTGAAGTGGGCCGACGCCCTTGTTGATGAACTTAAAAAGCGAGTGTGATATGTTGAACATTGACTGGGAACAGCGTCGGTATGAAATCGCCAAGGAAGTACTGTGGCCGATGTATGAGCAGATGAGAAGCGAGACCTTAGTTACCGACAATAAGCGTAGGCAGCTGGCAAGTGAGGCCGCCGTCGAGATTGCCGACTACCTGGTTGCCGAGTTGAGGAAGGAGGCGAAGCGATGAAACGTAAACGCGCCTACAGCCCTGCCGAGATCCTGCGGATGAACATCCCCAAGCTGGAGTTTGAGGGTGCATGGGCCGCCAGCATGGGCAAGCCCGCCAAGAGTGGTGTGTGGCTGATCTGGGGCAATCCAGGCAACGGCAAGACGAGCTTTGTCATGCAGCTGGCCAAGTATCTGTGCCAGTTTGACAAGGTGGTCTATGACAGCCTGGAGGAGAGCACCAGCCTCAGCGTGCAGATGTCGATGCGCCGCCACAAGATGGAAGAGGTCAACCGCCGCTTCCAGATCCTGGACCGCGAGGGCATGGATCAGTTGGTCGCCCGGCTGCAGCGTCGCAAGAGTGCCGGCATTGCCATCATCGACAGTTTCCAGTACTCGGGTTTGACTTACAAGGGCTATCAGGCCATGAAAGAGGCCTTGCCCGGCAAGCTGCTCATTTTCATCAGCCATGCCGAAGGGATGCGTCCCGCCGGTCGAGCCGCCAAGAAGGTCGAGTATGATGCCGACATCAAGATCCTGGTCGATGGGTTCCGCGCCTCATGCAAGAGCCGCTACATGGATACTCCAGGCGTGCCCTTCACCGTATGGGCAGAAGGAGCCGCCAAGTATTGGCTTGGCAGAGAGCCGGAACAAAGCAATATTAACGAACAAACAACGAACGAAGATGGAACCCAATCAGATCATTAAATTATGCTGCATCTGTGGCAGGACGATGGCGGACACTGATCCTGGGAACAGTCCATGGCCTGTGGTCGATATGGGCCGTTGCTGTGACGTGTGCAATCACATGTACGTCATTCCTGCGCGCATAAGACAGGTATTAAACAGAGAACCAATCAACCAAACTAAGTGCTTATAATATTTTCATTACTAAAAATTTTTGGCAGACCGGCGCCATCTGCGACAGACCACGCCGGACACATCACCCGGGACCTGCCCCGGGAGGTATTTGCAGGAAACCATCTTGTGGATGGCCAGAGCGGTAACGCCTGGCATTGGATATAAAGAAGCCTCGGCATCCACAAGATCCATCACACCGAGCTGCAGGTGTCAAATGTAGCGCAGATTGAGGCCAGGGAGCAGCGGCGAGCTGCGGAAGAACCCGTCAGGACGTGTCCTGGTATTTACATGTGGAGGGGGCGGCGAAAGCAGCCAAAACAAGTGGCGTCGCCCCCTATTTGTTTAACGAAAGAACAGTCAGAAAATGGGAGAGGTGACTAACTACAGACGGTTTTATGCCGTGTTTAACAAGATGCATCATGGAGGTGATGCAGACAGCCACAAGCGCCAACTGGTGAGCCAGTGGACGTGGAGCCGTACCGAGCATCTGCATGAGATGACCGAGCGCGAATATGTGGAGATGTGCGAGGCCCTGGAGCGTATCGTTGACCCGCGAGGCAAAGAGCGCTGGCTTGCGGAGCAGAAGCGCCTGCGGTCGAGTGCTCTGCACCAGTTGCAGAAGTATGGTGTTGACACCACCGACTGGGACCGGGTCAATGCCTTCTGCCAGGATCCGAGGATAGCCGGCAAGGCATTCCGCGACCTGGACTTTGAAGAGTTGGCTGCCTTGACGCGCAAGATGCGTGCCATCAACCACAAGAACGAGAACTAACAGATTTATTCGCTTTAATAACAATTCAAAAACGAACAAAATGAAACCAAGTGAAGAAGAAATCAATGACGTGCTGAACAAGTGCACAGAGAGTGAAGAAGAGGGAGCGAGCCGATGGCCCGGCATGACCTATGAGCAAGGCGTAAAAGCCGCTACTGAGTGGATGCAAGGCCATGGCGAAAACCCGATGCAAGATTAACTATTAAACACAGTAAGAACAATGGCAACAAGAAAGAAGAAAACCATTATTACCGGCGTGACCCGTGAGGCTGCCGATGAAGCGTTTGCCACCTATGCCAAGGCAGATGCCAATATCAACAAGATCAACGCAGAGATTGAACTGGCTTGTGCCAAGATCCGCGAGAAGTATGCTGAGAAGCTCGCCACCCTCACTGATGAGCGAGAGCAGGCGTTTGACACCCTGCAGAGCTTCGCCACCGAGAACCAGGCAGAGTTGTTCACCAAGAAGAAGAGTCTCGAGATGGCTCATGGTACCATCGGCTTCCGCACGGGTACCCCGAAGTTGAAGACGTTGAAGGGTTTTACCTGGGAAGCAGCGAAGAACCTTGTCAAGGAGTTCTTGCCCGATTTCATCCGCACGAGTGAGGAAGTTGCGAAAGACAAGCTGCTTGCGGACCGCGAAGCAGAGGGAATGGCTGAGAACATGGCTAAGTGCGGCATCCAGGTCGTTCAGGACGAGACCTTCTATGTCGAGCCGAAGAAGGAGGACGTGTCATGACCAAGCAGGTTACCAAACCGCCCCATGTGTCGATATGCCGCACATGCAGCGGGACGGGCATGATTGAGAGCTTCAATCATCCCGATGGCCGGATGACTTGCCCCCAGTGTGAGGGAAGCGGACGGTTGGTTGTGTCATGCCAAATGACGGTTGACATCAGACCCTATAAAGAAGGCGAAACATTGTGATGTTTACCGTGTAAACTGAAAATTGCGTCAGGCTCTGCTTGGCGCAATTTTTTATTGTTGAAAGTGTTATCTTTGCAGGTAGAAATGAAGCGCAGGGGAGTGAGTTATCAGAAGCGAGTGGCAGACGTGAACAGAATCTATGACACGCATGTCAAGGAAGGTCTATCGAACAGGGAGATCTGGCGGCGTTATGTGTACCCGATATGGGGCATCAGCGAGCGAACATTCTATAACCTGCTAAAGGCGGTGAGCGATCCTAAGAACGAACTGCCGGAGCCTGTCCAATTACAGATTCAATGGGAATGGCCATGAGCAATCCTGATGTAAATATCGTCATCAAACGGATCCTGCGGGACATCGCCGTGGAGCTGAGCGACGAGTTTGACAAGAACTTCGAGCGCCAGGCATTCTTTTCCGAGGCATGGCAACGTCGCCGCACTCCGACGCGCCCGGGCGGTCACATCCTGGTTGACAGCGGGGCATTGCGTCGCAGCATCCAGAGCCGCACGACAGACAACAGTATCAGCTTCTACACGACGCTACCATACGCTGCCATCCACAACGAGGGAGGCGAGATCAAGGTGACAAATCGCATGAAGGCCTTCTTCTGGCACAAATACTACGAGGCTACCGGCTCCTTCGGTCGCAAAAAGAACGGCGAGCGCCGGAATGACAAGCGCACCGTGCAACTGAGCACCGAGGCCGAGTTCTGGAAGTGGATGGCCCTGAAGAAGGAGGGCAGTACCATCAAGATTCCGAGGCGTCAGTTCCTTGGTGCCAGCCCCGAAGTTGAGAAGGCCGTGCGCGAGATCATCGAGGAGAACCTAGCCGATTACTTTGAACATGACTTAAAGTTTGAGATGAAATGAGAAAGGAGATTTACATCAAAGTGAAAGCCGCACTGCTGGAGATGCCAGGATCACCAGTGAAGCATGTTGACCTGTGGAACCAGAATGTGGCTTTTATTGAGCAGGAGGAGGCCTGGCCACGTCCTGCCGTATTCATTGAGTTCGAGCCTATAGAATGGCGCGGTCAGAAGTCAGACGGTTACCGCACGAACGGGTTGCTGCGTCTGCACATCGTCACCGACTGGGATGGCCAGGAGTCATCGCTGGCGGTGTTTGACCTGTGTGAGGATGTCCGGAATGCACTGATTGATTTGAGCAGTGACACCTTCATCGGTTTGAAGCTGGCGCGAAGCTACACCAACCACAACCACGAGGATCTTGTGGAGAGCATCGAGGTGTTCGAGTATGGTGGCGAATGGGTGCCATAGAGTTGTAGAATATTGCCTATTGGTGAATTTGTTGTATATTTGTGCCCTTCAAGGGACAAAAACGATGAAACCAAATCAGGCATCAATCTACCGGGACATCGAACGGCTGCTGGAGTGGTCTATTCCAGTGGTCGAACGATTACCTCGTTCCCTGCCTTATAAAGAGCTCGGCGGCAAACTCGTCCTTGACCTCGCGGAGGCGTTGGACTTTGTAGTGCTCGCCTTCCAGGCTAATGGAACTCTGGAGCGTGTGGAGTGTATCAATGGCGTGATCATGCGCATGACATCGGTCAAAACAACCTACCGGCTGTTGAACCGTGTCCGTACTGATGCCATATCACACGGTCAGTATGCCCAAGCGCTTGACATGTTGAACGTCATCGCTGATCAGGCTGGAAAGTGGCTCAAAAAGAACAGGGCTTTGCTTGCTGAGCAGCAGAACAAGGAGAAACCCACTGTGTCAACACACAACGTGAATCCTGTTCAGCCAACGCTGTTCTCAGACGAAGAACTGGGGCGGTAAGACATTCATGGCGATTACGGTTACTATGAATCATCCCCTATCATTAAACGGGCGTGGCACTGCGCAAGACGTAGTTAGGAAACGGGCAGCCCACGCATCATCGCTTGACGCTTCTGGCGCGTGGTATCTCCATGGCGGGAATGGCCAGGTCAACAACAACAACAATAAGAACAATTCCAGGGCCGTGAGGGCGGTGGTCGCGCTTGGTGATGAGGAGAAAGAAGGGTGGGTTGATGCCTATTTTGATTGCCTGAGGCACAAACTCAGGGCTAAACAGTGTGGTGAATATAGAACTGACTTCGAGGGTGACCTGTGGCGGCTTGTAGGTGAAGTCCATGACCGCACCTATCAACCAAGCGAAGCATTTTGCTTCATCGTCACCAGACCAAGAACCCGTGAAATATTCGCCGCTGCCTTCCGAGACCGTATCGCCCAGCATTGGATAACCATCAGGCTGGAACCGCTGCTTGAGCGCCGCTTCCGCTCCCAAGGTGATATATCGTTTAATTGCCGCAAAGGCTATGGCTCCATGAGAGCTGTGCAGACTGCTAAAGGCCACATTGAGCGTGTCAGTGAACGCTACACCCGGGAAGCATGGATTGGGAAGATAGATATCTCCGGTTTCTTTATGAGCATTGACAAGGGTATCCTGCTTGATAAGCTGCTGCCGTTCATCCGTGAGAACTATCAGGGCAATGATCTTGATACGTTGTTATGGCTGACTGAAATAACGGTAAGACATGAACCCCAACTATACTGTGAGCGTCGTTCACCTGAATGGATGTGGAACGATCTCCCAGATAACAAGTCGCTATTCACGATGCCAAGTGGCAAAGGCATGGCCATCGGTAATATCACTTCCCAGCTGCTGGCGAACTTCTACCTGTCATACTTTGATGAGTTCATGATCGAGGAGTGTTCCTACACTGGCGCAGGTTATGTTCGTTTCGTCGATGACGCGCTGATCATCGCCAACGACAAACGCTTCATCATCGACCTGCGCAAGAAGGCGACGCAGTGGCTGAAGAAGAATCTCAAACTGCAATTGCACAAGGACAAGTTCTACCTGCAGCCCGCCACGCACGGCGTGAAATTCGTCGGCTGTGTCCTCAAGCCAGGCCGAACGTACACGGCGAACCGAACCCTGGGCAACATGACCAGGCGTGTCATGCAGACCAACAGCCTGTGCCGGGACATCATCGAGAACGGCCCGACACTTGAGAACCTGAAACTGCTGAAACGCCACGTCTGCAGCCTCAATTCCTACATGGGCTTTTGTGTCCATAACTACACCTTCAACCAGCGACGGAAGATGTTCAGCAACGCCACATATTTCTGGAAGTGTTGCAACATACAGCATCGGTTCTCGGTGGTGAAGGTCAAGAAGAAGTACAATTATTTTTTGTTCCTTGTTAAAACAGACCAATTACAACATGAGACAGCAATCAGAAATCTTGCCCCCCTTGGTAAGCGTAAGGCGCGAACTGGGGCAAAACATCTTCACCGTGGCGTTCAACGTCACTGAGGTTGAGAACGGTTATGAATTTGAGACGGCAGAGCTGCCGCCTGGTGTGTGGCGTCGTGACCTGATCATCTCGGCGATTATCCGCTCACGTTATAACACCGATGACATGGAGGCCATCCATAACAACGTGCTGGCCGACCTGACAGATAAGGAGGCCAAGGCCGCGCATACAGCTATGCAGCAGTGGCGCACTAAAGCTAAGCAGTGGTCACGTGAACTGATGACATGGGCAGAGGAGAATGGCCTGGCACAGGCTGAGCTGATGCCTGACCCAGAACCTCACGCCCCGGATGACACTGTTGAGGGTTATGACGGGGTGGCCACCCTTTCGGCCGCTGTTGAACTGGCCAAGGGCCAGGCAACAGATCTGGAGGACGAGACGGCTGCCAAGTTACCCGAATTGTTCCCGCTGTGGATTAACCAGCTCGGGCAGCAGCTTCATGCCGGTGAGCGTTATAGCTTCGTAGGCCGATTGTGGAAAGTGCTCCAGGATCACACGGCGCAGGCCGACTGGATGCCGGACACGACGCCCTCATTATTTGCTGAGGTGGCCGCTGATCAGGAGCAGGGCACCATCGACAACCCGATTCCCTACAACGGTAATATGGCTCTTGAAGAGGGCAAGTATTACACACAGGGAGGTGTCGTTTACCTGTGCATCCGTGACACCATCAATCCGGTGTATAACGATCTGAGCGCCCTTGTGGGCTTGTATGTCCAGATCGTTGAGTAGTTGGTTGTGGGGCAAATGAAAAGCCCCCAGCCCTGTCAAAAGTCGTCCTACTTACTTAAAAACAGTACCCACACAGGGAGAGGCTGGAGGCTTGTGCCTTCTTCCTCCATGTGTGGGCTGTTTTGTTGTAAGTAGGACACCGCAAAGGTACAATTTTTTTCAGAAAATGACACTATTTGAAGCATTATCGATCAATAAAGAGATGATCAATCGTTTGCAGGCTTTTGGTGCCAAAGCTGACGACTGGCGCTATCTTGACCTGTATCGAGACTACCAGCGGATGCACCAGGAGGGGGATAAGGTGACCTATATCGTCTCTGTCCTGAGTGAGCGTTACCATGTGAGCGAGCGCAAGATCTACAGCCTGGTCAAACGCTTCGGTACCGACTGCACGGTTGATGCAGTGTGATTGCTCGATCTTGTGCCGCATGGGTTGGTTGGATTGCCGACCTTTGCGGTATGGAAACGAAAAAACTGTACATGTCGGCGCCGCTTCCTTTCGTAGGTCAGAAGCGGAACTTTGCCAGACCATTCATCAAGGTGCTGGAGCAATATCCTGACGGCACCACCTTTGTTGACCTGTTCGGTGGCAGCGGCTTGCTGTCACATATCGCCAAGCACCAGAAACCGCATAGCAAGGTTGTCTATAACGACTATGATAACTACCGCGAGCGCCTGGTGCGCATTCCCGAGACCAATGAGCTGCTTGCCAAGCTGCGCGAGATCACTGCTGGCATCCCCAGGAAGTCGCCCATCATGGGCGAGGCACGTGAGCGGGTGCTTGCCACCATCGCCGCCCATGAGGCGCGATATATATCACCTTGTCCCCATCGATCCTGTTCTCTATGAAGTACCTGTTGAGCCTTGATGCGATTCGGAAAGAGGGGCTTTATAACAAGATCCGCACCACTGACTTCGCCCCTGCAGGTGACTACCTTGAAGGCTTGACCGTCACCAGTGCCGATTACCGCGAGGTGTTTGCCCAGTACAAAGACGAGCCGAATGTGGTGTTCCTGGTTGACCCGCCCTACCTGAGCACCGAAGCGGGAACATACAGGATGTATTGGAAGCTGAGTGACTACCTTGATGTGCTGAACGTGCTGAGGGCCCACCGCTTCATCTACTTCACCAGCAACAAGTCGAGCATCCTGGAACTGTGCCAATGGCTGGGTAAGAACCGAGACCTGGGCAATCCCTTTGCCGGCTGCCAGATGGTAGAGTTCCGCGCCCAGATGAACTACAGCGCATCCTATACCGACATGATGATTTATAACGCCGCTTAAACGTGTAAGTACGAGCCAGTGGCTCGCAATACAAGACAAGAATCGACACAGTGCTGAGGCTGTGCCGATTCTTTGTACTATGCGAGTATTGTCAGAGGGCTTTGCCCATGGCTATGCCCACAATCGCTATCAATAGACCAAGTTGGGCTTCCTTGTCATCAATGTCGCTCATGCTGATGTTGACCGGCTTCTCGGTGGCTTTGTCCCATATTTCCTGGTTTAATTCAACGCCAGCGAGAGTTGCTACTGTTGCCACCTGGTCGCGGCTAAATTCGATGTTAACGGTTAATTTCTTGTCCATGATGATAGTTGTATATTATGGTTTATAGATGCCGAATATGGACCCGATAACGAGGGTGAGGAGTAAGACCACGCCGGTCATTACGACTGACAGGAATATCAGAATGCCGGTTTTTGTCCTTATTCTGTCCCGGTGGATCTGCCTGTTGATCTTCTCGTCGATGCAGTACCGGTTGCGTTTTTTTGCTATTTTTTTGTCCATGATAGTTGCTAATTCAAAAAATGGCGTTATATTTGCAAACAGATTAGCATTGAGATTGAGCCTTGGATTGTAACTCCAGGTAGTTCTTTCTCTTTGCTATTTCTTTTTTATATATTTCTTTATTGTTTCTGGATTGTCGGAGATTGAGTGTAGTACATATTCTCCCCAGTCCCATTCCCAGACAATTATGCACTGTTCTTCTCCCTTGACCGTAGTAGAGAAAATATGGCTTTGCACAACTCTATCCCTACGTTTGTGTGGCGGCAATGTAGCAGGGCCTAGGTACTCACTCTCTTCAAGCACTTCGTTAATTCTTAACAATAATTTGTTTTTCTCTTGATAGTGTTTGTTTGGTTGATTTGTCCACTCCGAGATAGATGCCCTCGAAATATTAATAGGATGAGGGAAATGTGATGTTGTAATTGAAGTTCCTTGTAGTGGTTTAGCGAGCTTTCTTGTTTGTTTGGCATCGGCATTAGCCAAAACCCTAACTATACGACAAGCGGCACATAGTTCATTCTCAGGAACGAATGCCAGGTTGACCTTACCCTGGGCGATGTCGCAGTCCCGGCAGCGGCTGATGGTGTAGGGATTGTAGTCCGGGAACGTCTTGCCTTCCTTGCCCGAGTTGAAGCGGAAGATGCCGCGCGTGTCCTTCTGCAGGGCTTCCTCGCCCCTGGCACGCGCCTCTTCAGGATCTGTCACCGGGTACTTTGACTTGCGGACCTGGGCCACTGTGCAGCGGCAGTTCCAGCCATTGGGCGGGTAGTAAGTCTCCCAGAACGGGTCAGAGGGTGGCAGCGTCACCCCATCGAGGGCGGCGTGCTCAGGCCTTACCTTTTCATCATGCTGAGTGCGGTACTGCAGGTTGTAGCGGTCACCGTCGGCCTCGATCTGCTCCCACTTGGCCGCCATGTCTGCCGAAGCCTGGCAGAAGTTGTACTCGGCCCGCAGGTAGTTTTTATTGTAGGTGCTATCGATGGCTTGAACGTCATTCAAAAAGCGTTCAAAGGGCTTTCTCTCGCCATTCTCGTCGATGAGTGAGGGAAAGGCCTCGTTCAACTCATGGAAGGCCTTAAAGCCCGAGAATATGAAGTTGGAACGCTCCAGCCGGTGTCGCATAGCATCAGACATCGATACCTGCTGCATAGAGTGGTTCAGCGCGTCGGCATGTGTGCCGATGAAGTCAGTGACCTCGGGTTCCTGGATGACCTGGATGTCGAGCATAGCGCCCTCCTGGCGGTAGAGCGCGTGCATCATTCCCTCGAACGCCTTGCCCACCCGGTCACGGATCTGCTGCTCGAGATCTTCACGAGCGAGAGTGACGGCGGTAATGAAGCCCTCACGGCCCAGTATTTCGGCATAACGCTGGTGCAGCCCCGCATAGTCGGCGGGGCTCAGTCGAAAAAAGGGCGCACAGTCGCCTCCTGCTGGCCGTTTTGCTCTCCAGTGGGTGTTTCCTTACCTTTGCCCTCTTCATCATCCTGGGGCGGTTCTGTGGGCGGATTATTGGCATTGTTGCGGCGCTCACCTACCGGCATACCGTATTTATCTTCGAAATAGGACGGGTCCACCTCATAGTTATTGAGCACCATGGTCTCATAGTTCACCTGCTGCTCGGGTGAATAGTCCACCGAATAGTCCCAGTCGAAGCGCAGCCCATTGAGCGGGAAACCATGACGGATCATGCGCGGGATGAGTTGGTCGTTAACGATGTCGCGGATGCTGTCGCAGTCAGCCTCGATGATGTTCTCGAAGACCTCCAGGTGAGTTTCGGACTGGCTGAGCGAGCTACCGTCCTCGATGGTCATGGTCTGTCCAATGATAAGCTTTGAGAGTTCACTGTTGGCCCTCTCAATGCGCCGGTCATAGACGTTGAAGGCATCGCCGCGTGAAGACTCGACCACCTCAATCTCGGTACCCTGCTGGAAAATGCCCCAGCCCTCGGTACCCATGTCGGCCATCATCTTTTCCATGCGCTTCATCTCTTTATCGTCTCGAGTCGTAGTCCTGGCGATGCGCATTGGCATCCCGAAGATCTCGGCAAAAGTGTCCCAAAAGGCCAGCGCATTTTTCTTGGGGATGGTCTGTGTGGCCGCCTTGAGGAACAGTCCCAGGTTATCGGGCCGTCCTACCTCGATGAGCCAGTCACTGAACGGCGGTTGCCGATAGTCGATACCGGTGCTCCAGTCCTGCCCCAGGTCGGTGATGACGCGCCCGTATTCCGGTATGACGTGTTTGCGTGGAATCAGTTTGACCCCATTATATGCGAGTTTGCCGTCGCCAGCAGTGATGACATCCCCCAGCTCGATGAGCGAGTGTCCCCAATAGTTCGCATCGAGTGCGAGCTTGATCAGATCTTTGAACCAGGCAGCGTCAAAGAAGCCCAAAGCACCTTCATCCTCGTCGCCGCTCTCGTTGACCAGCTTAAACGATCGCGCCATGACAAAGCCCTCGCGCTGCTGGATACATCCGGAGAGGTGTAGATCAACAGCGACATCGCGGTAGATGTCATAGAGGGGTTGTCGGTTGGGGTAGTCCACGTTGATGGCCATCTGCCAAGCGGTGCGCCAGTCGCCGATGTCGCGTCTGGTGAGCGAGTCGGTGGTGCGCTGCAGCTGCATGACCGTTTTCTTGAACCTGGCCACGTCTTTCTTGGCGAGACGGAATGTGCCGAAAGGCGTCTCGAGCACCTGTTTATCGGTATTCTTTTTCTTGCTCATGATGTGTCAATTACCAGTTGTGTCTCAATTTCTTTTGGCAGCCGTAAACCATGGGGAAGCCGACCGGGTTGCCTTCCTCGTCGGTAGAGACAGGAAGGTCAGGCACGTTCTTGCCGGCCTGCACCCCTTCTAGCCATTTGATGGCGCGGTCGTATCGTTCCTTGCGGATCTCGGTACCCATCTTTTGGGGCAATGAGGCCGCCATGTGGTAAAGTGCGATGTCACAGGTGTACATGACAATGAGTTTGTTGCGCTCATTGCCCTCGGCACTGAACAGCGCCTCGGTGTCGTATTTTGGACGGAGGTAAGAGGATATTTCCTCGATGGCCTCTTCCTCGGCATTCGCCCGGTTGTCGTCGCTGATCTGTGAAATGACCTTCAAGGCCTGCTCACCAATGACAACCCTGTAATCCTCGTCGTTGATAAACATAGCGTATCGTTATTTGGTGATGTGTAAAGCGATTTTCTCGATGTCCTTGACCTTTGTCCCCTTGCGGAATCGGTGTTGCTGGACGAGCTGCTTGATTGTCTGCTTGGGAACGACCTTGAGAGTGCCCCCCATCGATAAGACATAGTATCGCAGCCCAGTCTCTTGGGCTAACCTATTGGCCTGCTTGACAGCCCTCTTGTAGCGAAAAGCGAAGATGAGTTGCTTGATTGTTTTCATTTTGTCACCATTGGTTTTTAGAGGTCGGTCGTCTGCCGAACCTGGGTATATAATTTGCTTGTCTCGTATTGCGCTGGAGGAACCAGATGGCGCCCTCGTCAGCGTCAGGCGCATCGTCATGGACATGGCTGCCCCGTTCCAGCGCCAGTGTCTGTTCAATGCCAACCTGCATGTCCGGGCTATCCTTGAGCGCCTCGTTATAGAACACGAAGCCGCGTTCCCACAACGGGCTGACCGCTTCGATGCGCTGGATCTTTTCCGGCTTCTTGCGTGTGTCCGGCATAATGGGCAGTTGGTATCCTCTCAGTTCTCCCTCGGTGGTGAACTCGTCGAGGATGATGTCCTGCATGAAGTTCGCCTCCATGTAGAATGATGCTGCCACGCCTGCCTCGCTGAGGCGCTCATAGAGGTTGTAGAGCCATCGCACCATACCCGACACTGTGTCCTGGCGGACATAGCAGTCTATCAAGTGCAGCTCATTGCCGTGCTTGCCCCAGAGTCTGCAGGCCTTGTAGTCGTTGGCCGTAGTCGATTTGAAAGACGGGTCGGTGTAGCAGATGAGCTGCTCATACTTGCGCAGCGGCAGCACCTTTTTATATCTTATCCACTCATGCTTGAAGATGGCTCCCTCGTTGATGGGGTTGTGCATCATCTCCTTTTGCCAGGCCCGGTAGCCCACGAAGTCGGCATACTCCTGAGCCTCCTGTTTGGTCCATTTCTCTTTCCATACCGGATTGCCCTTATCATCCACCGCGCAGATCTTAGAGACATGGACCCCACGGGTGGCAGCTATGTTGGCCAGTACCGAGTTCTTGCTGATGAGGTTGCCCACCATGATGAAGCGGCCACGTCCCACATCCAGGGCACCGAACAGTGCCTCCTTGACCCAATCGGTGAGTTCCCGGACACGCCGCTCATTACGGCAGAGTTCATCGTCATCGAGGTCATCGATAACGATGTAGTCGGGTCGTGCTTCACGTTCACGCAGACCACGCGGCGACTGCCCCCTGCCCACAGCCAGGAACTTCACGCCGTTTCTTGTGGTGAACTCACCTTCCATCCAGTTGCCGAGCGACATCTGTTCGCCGAAATCGGCGACGATGCGCTTGTTGTACTGGAGCTCTGCCTGGATGTCCCCCAGAAGCCGGTCGGCACTGTCCTCTGACTTGCCGACCACCACCATGAAGTTGATGAGTCTATCCGGCTGGAACATGAGCCATAGCGGCATGAAGATGTCGAAGTGGGTGGATTTGGCATGACCACGTGGCCACATGAAGACCGCCTTAAGGTTGGGCGTGCTCTTCACCTTCCTAGCTGCGGCATTGTGGAACGGCGCATTGTGTACTGTGCGTATCACCTTGCCGGTGGCCTTGTCACGCAGGTTAAGGAAATGGGGGAAGTAGTATTCACAGAACGCGGCATAGTCCCGCTGCAGCTTCTTGATGCGCTGGTCCCGCTGTGTCGCGTTCTCTCGCACCAGGGTTGCCGTGTCGGTCATGCTCTGGATCTCGCGGCAGTGCGCCTCCCACAGTTCCCGATATTTAGATGGTAATGCAGGCATGATTAGAGCTCTGAATTGGGAGACATCTTCTCCATGAGGAACTCATTCTGGTACTTGTTGATCGCCTTGATCAGCGCTGGTGTTATTTCCGGATCGTTGGACGCCTTGTCCTGGATCCATCGGTTGAACGCCATAAACACCTCGATGGCATCGACCACGTTGGCCTTCTTGTCCAGTTTCTCGATGACAGCCGAAAGTTTAGCTAGACGGTCGCCCAGTCCGGCTATGAGGTTCGGGTCGTCAGACTCGTTGACCGACGTGATGAGCCGGTCGATGGTAAGCAGCAGCTTGTTGACCAGTTCCTGGCGTGTGATGTTCTTGGCTGCACGCGCCTCTTTCCACCCGTCGGTGTTCGCCCATTTTGATATGGTCTGGCGGCTGATGGCGAGCCTTTCTGCAATCTCGGTCAGTTCCATACCGGATAGGTATAGGGAACGTCCAAGTGATTTCTTGTTTTCTAAATCTGCTTTCTTCATTTTTTGCAAAAAATAAAATGTGAATAACGGTGCAAAATTGGCCGAAAAACGTGAGCGTGACAAAGAAGCGTGCAGGGGTTGCATGGAAGTGTGCAGGGGCTTCACACTTATTTGTTCAGATGGGTTGAAAGGCGCAAATTTGCGGTGCTTTTTAATCATACAGTCGCGATGCAATCGCGACATAGAAACCGCAAAACAATGTCGAAAAACAAGAGAGTAAGAATTACCAACGAGCGCTTGAACAGTTACGGCACGAGGGTGCTGACCTCAGGCATGGACTTGTCGCAATATGAGCGCAATCCCGTGCTGCTTTACATGCACCAGCGTGGCGAGGTGATCGGCTATGTGAAGGACCTGAAGGTTGAGGGCGACGAGGTGACCGGCGAGCTGATGTTTGACGAGGCCTCCGAACTGAGCCAGCGTTGCAAGAAGCAGTGGGAGTTCGGTAGCCTGAAGATGGTGAGTGTGGGTCTCGACGTGCTCGAGCTGAGCGAGGACAAGAAATACCTCGTCGAGGGTCAGACGTGCCCGACCGTCACCAGGAGCAAATTGTTTGAGGTAAGCCTTGTCGACATCGGCGCCAACGATGATGCCATCGTGCTGATGAAGGATGGTCAACGATTAGAGATGGGCAAGGACGGCGAGAGCCCCCTGCCGAAGTTAAACCAACATAAAAATCAAGAAGAAGACATGGACAAGAAAGAGATTGCCCTGCTGCTGGGTTTACCGGCAGACGCAAGTGATGATGCCATCAAGGCCAAGATCAATGAGCTGAAGACTGCCGCCGATGAACGTGCGGAGCTCTCCAGGGAGAATGACGCGCTGAAGCTGTCACGCATCGAAGCTGCTGTTGACGGTGCCATTGCAGAGAAGAAGATCACCGCTGACAAGAAAGATCATTTCATGGAGCTCGGCAAGAAGGTGGGCCTGGAGAGCCTGGAGGCTACCTTCGGCGCTATGACGCCTCAGGTGAAGCTGAGCCAGGTAATCGGTCATCAGGGCGGTGCCCCTGCAGACAGCACCTGGAAAAAGCTGAGCGATGTCCCCGAGGACAAGATCCTGGAGCTGCGCAAGACCAACCCCGATGAGTACAAGCGCCTGTACAAGGCCGAGTACGGCATTGAGTGTGAAATCGCCGATTAAGTTGAACCATTAAAATATTGAAGACATGAAACTGAAGATGTTGTTTCTTGGCCTTGTCTCGCTTGTGTTTAACAGCGTGATGGGCGCAACTGTGGGCCATACGGTAGGTATCGATCCGATGGCCGGCGCCATTGGCGCCAATGTGATTGCCGCAGTTGGCGGTGCGTTTAATATGGTGCCTGCGGGCGTAGTCCGCGAAGGTGTCCTGGTTGAGGTGTGGACCGGAGAGCTGATCAAGTACCTGCGTCGTGGTCTTGAGGCCACCTTCCTTGACGGCATTCCCGATGCGTCGTCGCTTGCCAATAACGACGTGATCCATCTGGTTGATGTGGGTGTTGACCCTGATGTGCTGGTGAACAACACGACGTACCCCATCCCGCTGCAGAACCTTGATGATACTGACAAGACCATCAGCCTTGACAAGTTCCAGAGCAAGGTGACGCCCATCACCGACGATGAGCTGTATGCCCTGAGCTATGACAAGATGGCGCGCGTGAAGGAGAGCCACGGTAATGCGATCAATGACTCGAAGTTTGCCAAGGCCGCACATGCCCTGTGTGCAAACAGCAACACCGCGACGACCCCTGTTCTTGTTACCACCGGCGAGCGTGATGCTACGACAGGCCGCTTAAAGCTCACTGTCCAGGATGTCATCAACATGAAACGCGCGATGGACAAACTGAAGGTTCCTAGCCAGAACCGCCGCCTGGTGCTGTGCAGCGACCACGTGAACGACCTGCTGGAGACGAGCCAGACCTTTAAGGAACAGTACAACATCAACCGCAATGACGGCACAGTAGGCCGCCTGTTCGGCTTTGACATTTACGAGTTCGCCAACAACCCGCTGTACACAACTGCGGGCAATAAGAAGGCCGTGGGTGCTACCGCCAGTGCCGGTGAGTTCCAGTGCTCGTTCGCCTTCTATACACCCCGTGTGTTCAAGTGCACCGGCTCGACAAAGATGTACTACAGCGAGGCCTCGACAGACCCCGAGTACCAGCGCAACAAGATTAACTTCCGCCATTACTTCATCTGTATGCCGAAGAAGGCCGATGCCGGTGTTGTGATGCGTAGCGGCTACCAGGCTAGTGCCTAATGCGTAAAGAGCTGAAATACCTTGTGCTTCATTGCACCGCCACTCCCGAAGGGCGTGAGGTCAGTTCCAGTGAGATTCGTCACTGGCATACTGACCCCAAGCCCAGGGGGCGGGGGTGGAAGCAGGTGGGCTATACCGACATGATCCATCTGGATGGACGTGTAGAACGCTTGGTGAACAACAACGAGGACGCTTGGGTGGATCCATGGGAGGTGACCAACGGCGCGAAGGGCTATAATGCCGTGAGCCGCCATGTGGTGTATGTGGGCGGCTTGAAGAACATCCCCGGTGTTCCAAACGACAGACTCCCTGCCAAAGACACCCGGACGGCAGCGCAGCGCGAAGCCTTGAAACGCTATGTGCTGGACTTCCACCGTCGCCACCCGAAGGTGAAGATCGTGGGCCACAACCAGCTTGCCGCCAAGGATTGCCCGAGCTTTGACGTACCGAAATGGCTCAAGGAAATCGGCATCAATCAGAAATAACGATCAAGAGATATGGACTGGAATGACGTGTTGAATATGGCATTGAGCGGCGGCCTGGTGGGGTTGCTGACGTTCCTACTGACCTGGCGCAGCCAGGCCCGCAAGGCGCGTGCCGAAGCCGACACCGTGAACATCACCAACACCGAGCAGGCCACCCGTATCCTGGTTGAGAACATTGTTGAACCGCTTAAACAGGAACTGAATGCGACGAGAAGAGACCTCAGCGCGACGAAGCGCGAGATGGCCCGATTGCGTAAAGCGATCGATGATGCCAACAGTTGCAAGTATAGTGCTTCTTGTCCTGTGCTGCGCCGGATGCGCGAGCAGCCGAAAGACGAGCCTCGCAAGCCAGACGGGCGAGGTGGCCCAGGCCCGCGTTACCCGCCTGGCGGACAGCGTCGAGCGCGTGACCATCAAGCGCCTGGAGCCGGTGAGCGTCCCGGAGAGCCGGGTGAAGCTGATGATAGCTGCTGACAGCCTGCTATCGACCCCTCTGGGCGCAAGCTGGACAGGCCGCAGTGGACAGGCTAACGTGAAAGTGCAGCGCCAGGCTGGCACCGCAGGCAAGCCGGAGGTGATAGTCGTGGAGGCCACGTGTGACAGCCTGCAGCTGCAGTGCGAACGCTATGAAGAGACAATTGCGAAACAGCGCCGTGCCATTGACGCGTTGTCCGAAGCCGGTTACCGGCTGTACCGCGAGCAGCTCGAGGAGGTGAAAGAGAAGCCTCCCAACGGGATTAGAACGGCGTTGAAATGGCTTTTCATCGGTATTATAATTGGCCTGTTAATGGGCCGGATCAAGACAATTTCAAGATTTATCAAACAAGTGTAACATTAAAATCAAAGTATTATGCCTAACATTTCATGGGGTAAACCCGAAATCTACTTTGGTGCTCAAGGCAAGACCGTCGGAGCAAACACCTTTGACTTTGAAAAGATTTCCACTCCTGCAGAGGATAGTACCCAACTGACCGGTCAACAGGGCGAGAAGGTTGAGGCTAAAATCGAGGGTGGTGCAGCCGAGGATACGCAATACAAGGATCCCACACTTGAGCTGGTGATGAAAGTGCGTATGGCTAAAGAGGATAGCGGCTCTCTGCGACGATTGCCTAGTGTGTTGTACAAGTCAGGAAGCACCTCGGAGTACACCCAAGACAAGGTGGCCGTGTGCCTGATTCCGAAGAATAATGCTACCCCAGGCTTTTTCTGTGCATCTTGTTCGGTGAGCATTATAGAGACGTACACGGCAGCAGACGGCGCTTTCTGGGAGATTACGTTGTCTATCAACGTACCCACGTCCGGTAGTGCTATCCAATGGGGGCAGTACTATGCTACCGAAGGCACGTCCACCAATGCCGGAAAGTTCAAGATTACATCTGGCGTGGCAGCGTAAAGCGACACGTTGTGTAACTATTATTCGCGGCAGCGGGTATGCTAATGCTGCTCGCTGCCGCTTGATTTAAGCAATGGACACAAGAGGTATTGACATATTGTTGGAACGTCGCAACGAGATTGAGGTGGCTGGTCGTCGATTCACGCTGTACCCACCGTCGCTGGGCGTTACGATGATGGTGAAGGGCGGTCTTGACGTGCTGGGTCTTGATCTGGTGGGCGATCCAGTTGTTTCAGTGATCGCAGCTGCAGAGCGTGACCGGCTGCAGTGCTGCCGCCTGGTCGCGTTGTGGTCGTGTGCTGATCGTGACGAGGCGATGGATGCCGGATTGATTGAGGAACGTGCTGCATACCTGGATGGTCATGTAGAAACGGATGAGCTTTCCACACTGCTTATAGAGTTGCTGTCGAGCACTCATGTGGACGATTTCCTGCAGTCCAGCGGTATTGTCAAGGAAGTGGAGCGGCTGCGCAAGGTGAGTGCATACAAGAAGAATGAGACGCCGACTTTTGGGGGCAAGACAATCTTCGGCCAGCTGATAGACGCCGCCTTGCAGCGGTATGGCTGGACCTACGAGTATCTGGTGTGGGGCATATCGTATGCGGCACTGACAGTGCTGATGGCTGACAAGGTGACGCAGGTGATCCTGAGCGAAGAGGAACGCAAGCGTGTGCCGTTGCATCTGCTTGATGGGGATGTCATCAGTGGTGATGATCCAAGGAACGCACAACGTATAGTTGAAATGTTTAGTTAATCATGTCGGAGGTAAAGTTTGTCATCAGTCTGGATTCCCGGGCTTTCAAGTCTGGCAGTGAAGAGGTGAAGGCTCAGGTGAGGCGCATCACCGATGAGGTCAAGGTCGAGGGCGGCAAGATGCAGCGCGAGTTTGACAGTATCGGCAAGTCGATGGGCAGTTCCATGGGCAAGTACCTTGCTGCCTTTGGCGGTGCTGCTGTGTTCAAGCAGCTGATTGGAGATATGGTGCGCGTGCGAGGTGAGTTCCAGAAGGCGGACACCGCTATCCGGACGATGCTGGGCAGCAAGGAGAAGGCTGATGAGTTGATGTCCCAGGTGCGCGACTATGCCAAAATTTCCCCGCTTGAGTTCGGTGACATCACAAAGGCGACGCAGACGATGCTGAGCTTTGACGTTGAGGCTGCGAAAGTGCCAGGTTATATCAAGGCCATCGGAGACATATCGATGGGCGAGAGCGGCAAGTTCCAGCAGCTGTCGTTGGCTTTCTCACAAATGAGTGCCACCGGCAAACTCATGGGTCAGGATCTGCTGCAGATGATCAATGCCGGATTTAACCCATTGGCCGTGATAGCTGAGAAGACAGGCAAATCCATTGCGCAGCTCAAAGACGAGATGAGCAAGGGCAAGATCTCCGCTCAGCAGGTTCAACAGGCTTTCATTGATGCCACCAGTGCTGGCGGCAAGTTCTTTAACATGAGTGAGAATGCCGCAAAGACTATTGAAGGCCAGATGTCGATGCTCAGTGATGCTGTGGATGCGGCATTCAACGAGGTCGGCACAAAGAGTGAAGGCATTATCACCGGTGCAATCAGCGGTGTAACCAAACTGGTCGAGAACTACGAGGCTGTTGCAAAGGCCATCGGTCTCCTCATTGCCAATTATGGTGTATATAAGACTGCCGTGATTACGGTCACTGCGGTAGAGCAGGCGCACGGTATAGCAGCTGCAGCAGCTGCAGCAAAGACAACCATTCTCAAGGTTGCCCAAGACGCCCTTAACAAGTCTATGCTTGCCAATCCCTACGTTGCAGCAGCGGTCGCTTTGTCTGCTCTTGTCTCTGCCATTGTCGCAGCTGCTACTGCCACGGATGCCTTTGATGAGGCGCAGAAAAGCCTGGAGGAAGCAGCTGCTGGTGTTGACGCCAGCACGGCAAGTGAAATGTCAAAACTTGATGCCCTCTATAAGAAGCTGCTCGAAGCGGAAGAGGGCAGCGAGGCGTATAAGAAAATCAAGCAGCAGATCATTGACCAATACAGCCAGTATTATGCCGGCCTTGAAGCTGAATGGGCCAAAGTCGGTAATCTGGCTCTGATGTATGACAAACTGACTGATGCCATCAGAAGGTCAATCGCTGCTCGTCAACTAAAGTCATTTGTCGATAAGCAGATGGATGCTAACGACAAAGTGGTACAGGAAAAACTCGATGATGCCTACAAGAAACTCATTGACAAGTATGGCAAAGCGAGAGGAACAGAGCTGTATAAGAAATTCTTCAAGTTCGCCACTCAAGGTGACGGCAAGGACATGGATGCCCAGGATTGGAAGGATCTTGAGAAGGCAACCATGTGGACTACCCGATGGGGCAAGAATGCCACTGACGGTATTGTGGACTTCCGTGTGAGCGTCAAAGAACTGGCCTATGACATCCAGAAATCCAATAGGGCCACACTGGAGAGCATTGAATTATACAAGGAGATGTATGGCATCACTGAGGAAATCAAAGAAGAGACCACTACACCTACCAAAGAACCGACCTATACCGATCCCAAGGAATTAGCCAGGCAAAAACGTGCTGCTGAGAAAGCCGCCCGAGATAGGGCGCGTATAGCCAAGGAGCAAGCCGATGAATATGACAAGATCACCGAGATTCACCTGCATCAGATGACCGAGCAGGGGCGCAAGTCGGCAGATCTAGAACTGGAGGTGCGTGAGGCTGAGATCCGTGCCATGCGCCAGGGTACCAAAAAGACCCTTGCTGAAATTGAGCTTGCCCGGGATAAAGAAGTTACATCGGTAACGCGATGGTATGAGGATCTGCGCCAGAAGCGTATTGATGAAGCCAAGAAGCTCTGGGATGCCCAGAAGAAAAACGAGGGCAAGAAGTTCTACGAAAGTGAAGAATACAAGAAGGCGTCCAGCAATGAAGCATACACTGATGAAGAGAACAATGCCTTCAAGAAACGTATGGCCGCCGCCAATCAGGTATATGCCAACTCACTGAAAGAGATTCAGGATAATGAGACCGCTGCCCTCACTTCGTTTCTGCGTGAGTACGGGAATTATCAGCAGCAGCGCTTGGCCATTGCCCAGGAATATGCCAAGAAGATCGAGAAGGCAGAGACCGAGGGCGAACGTTTGACGTTACGCGCTGAGGAGCGTGAAGCCTATAGATCGCTTGATTTTGATCAGTTCAAAAAGTCAATCAACTGGGAGGCGGTGTTCAGTGATCTCGACGGTGTGTCGCTGGAGCACCTCAATACCTTAAAGGAACAGCTGCAGGGAACACTAAAAGATGGCACGCTATCCGCAATAGACTATAAGACAGTCGTTGAGCAGATCGGCAAGATCGAGGAGGCTATTGTCGCCAAGCAGAACGAGTGGAAAAATGTGTTCGGCCTAACAATCCCCGAACTGGAAAAAAGGAAACGCTTGGAGCAAGAAGCTGTTGATGCCCAACAGCGTGCCGTTGATCTCCAAAGGTTGCAGGCGGAAGCGCAGAAGCGCTTGAACAGCGCGAAAACGACCATCCAGGCTGCGTTGAACTTCAAGATCGATGCCGAAGACATCAAGGTGGAGAATGCGCAGGAGATCCTTAACAAGTTCACCCCCGACACGGAAATCTACAAAACCCTTACACGTCTGTTTGGCAACCTTGCCGATGCTGAGCATGACCTTTCAGCGACCACCGAGGAATACAACACCGCTCAGGCTGATGCTGTCATCAAGACCGAGAAGGCCCAGAAGACGTTGACCAGTGCTATTTCAGCCATCAATGAGATAGCACAGAAGGTAAATGCGAATATCCAGTCCACTGTTGACCTTATTGAGACCCTTGGTTTGGGTGATTCAGCATTTGGTAAGGGCTTTGGTGATTTCGCTGATGCTGCCCAGTCGATGAGCGATGCTTTTAGTGCGCTGCAGAACGGTAACATCATGGGTGCCATGAACGGTGTGTTGAGCAGCGTCGGCTCATTGGGTCAGGCCTTGGGCAAATGGGGCATTGCCGGGATGGGTGACAGTGACAAGACTCTTGCTGAGGACATGGAGCGGTTGACAGAGAGCAACGAGGCGTTGAAGCGTAGCGTTGATGACTTGACCGACGAGATGAGCGAGAGTGCTGTAGCCGATGCCGGCGAGATCTACAAGCAGCTGCAGTCGAACCTGGAGCAGTCTCAGCGTAATACCCAGGAGATGCTGCGTCGCATGGGTGGGGCCTACAATAACGGCTTCCTGGGCATCGGCGGCAAGGGTTCCTCGAACAGCAAAATCAACGAGGGTGTGAACTCCAGCGAGTGGCAGCGGGTGTCTCAGATCGTTGGCAAGAGCGTGACGAGTGCGAGCCAGTTCTGGTCACTGACAAGCGAGCAGATGCACAAGGTGGCGAAGGATGCCCCCGAGGTGTATGCCCATATCAAGCAGCTGGCGGCTGAGGGCTACCAAGATGCGGCGCAGTACATGGATGACTACATCGAATACTGGCGCGAGCTTGAGGAGGCTGCCGAGGCTTATGCCGAGAAGATCACGGGTGTGTCTCTGGACAGCGTTGTGGGCGATTTCCAGCGTATGCTTGCTGACATGGACAGCAGTGCCGCAGACTTTGCCGACGACTTCGAGAAATACCTGCAGAACGCGATTATCGGCGCCCTGGTGTCGGACACGTATGAGCCGCTGATCAAGCAGTGGTATGAGTCGTTCAGGAAGGCTGCCGAGACCGACGGCATAGACCAGGCCGAGCGTGACGCGCTGCAGCGTGACTGGGACCGGATTGTGGGAGACGCCCTGCGCGACCGTGAACAGCTGCGCGAGCAATTCGGCTGGGGCAGCACCGGTGAGGGTAGCGGCGCATACAAAGCCGTGGCCTCGTTCACTCAGGAGCAGGGTGACGAGCTGAACGGGAGGTTGACCGCCATCCAGATTGGTCTGGAGCGCGAGAACCAGTCGCTGTCTGCTGCCGTGAGTGCCCTACAGGGGCTGTCGGTGGTAACCAATGCCCAGGGTACGACGTTGAACGAGATGCGCAACCTGCTGCTGATCGGTAATGGCCACCTGGAGGACATTGCTCGATACACGAAAATCGCTTCACAGTATGGCGATGCGATAGAGACGATAGCCAACAAGATAAAGGAACTATAACGATATGCCTCACGGACAACTCAACATATTCAACTGGGCGGGTGTCAACGATGATGCCTTCGACCTTTATGGCGTGTCATTGAGTGACGGCGCAATAGCGACGCTGCTTGCACCAGCCGCCGCCAAGGAGCGCGTCAGCAACGAGAGCCGCCTTGAGAGCGGCAAGCGGATAGACATCCAGGCTCCCACACAATTCCAGGCCCGAGAGCTAACGCTTGAGATGCACCTGATAGCCGCCACCTACGAGCAGTTCCTGACACGCTATAGGGCATTCATGGATGCGATAACAGCCACAGGCCAGGGCATACTGCTTTCCTACACCGTCTATGGTCAGCAGATCAGGTTCAAGCTGCAGTACCTGTCGTGTACTCAGTTTGCGGCCTACAACGGCCAGTTGGCAAAGTTCGCCTTGCGTTTTGTCGAGCGCACGCCCGGCAACGGTGTCGTTTCGCTCACGCTGAATGGAACTAACGATAATGAAGAAGAGGAGAACGGGTAATGGCAAGCGGTTACATAACAGGACACCAGCATCGCTCGAAAGCGACCATTGACATCAAGCGAAAGGTGAGCGGAGGCACAGAGACGATAGCCACTGTGCTGATCACCCCTCGCTCGCTGCGCCGCTTCAAGCTGATGCAGGAGGACTTCATTCTGCTGGAGTTCTCGCTTGTTGATGCGGTAAACTTCGCTATCGGCGACTATATCAATGACCCTATCTTCGGCTACTTCTACATCACACAGGAGCAGATGCCGCGATACAACAAGGCGACGGGCGGCTATGACTACTCATTGCGTTTTGACTCGCACATCTTCATCTTCGCCAACTATATCAACACGCTGGTTGTCGTGAAGGACACCAGCGTTGAGGCCATTGTGGAGACGGCCCAAAGCGAAAGTTACTACTCGTCGCCTGTGCAGAACGGTCAGGTGGTGATAGCCACGGCTGCGAGCGTTGACCACATGTTTGAACGCATGGAGGCCTCGTGGTCGCTTACCGACCGTCTGCTGGTGCATGCCGAGCAGGTGCTGTTCAACATCAAGGCCATCTACTACGACCTGGACTATATCGTGGCCATTCACCCGTCGGCGACCAAGGCTGCGGAGGTCAAGTTCCTCTCCTATGAGGGCGTGACCATCATCGAGGCACTGAACATGATGGCCACAGAGTGGCAGTGCGAATGGTGGGTGACGAATGAGACGGTCACCGATGGCAGCTCGTCGCATATCCGCTACACCATCCACTTCGGCAAATGCGAGATCAGCAACTCGGCGTTTGTGTTCACACTTGGCGACAATGTGGAGAGTATGGACATCGCCCGTGATCAGCAAACCTATGCCAACCGCATCTATGCCTTCGGCGGGACGCAGAACGTGCCAGAGGGTTACGACCGCAAGCTGGAGTTCACGGTCACGGAGGAGAGCGACACCACGAGTAACGCGGGCTGGTGGGTGATCGACTCGGAAAAGCCGCTCACGCTTGACATGATTCCCGACAGCGTTAACGGCGAGAGTACCATCATTGAAAATGAGATTGCAACATGGTCGAAGCAGATGGTTTTAGGCGGCGAAAACGTCAACCTTAATTCGGCGACAGCCAACCCTGACCAATACCGTATCACGGGCTCGGTAAGCCCATCTTTCACTATCGCAAGCAGCGAGCGCAACAAGATCACATCGGTGGTGTTCACCGTCTATATGGACGGCCAGCAGGTTGTTTATCCAGCCACGACGGTCACTGTCCCCGAAGAAGGCATTGACCTGGGCTCGCAGAATGTAGTCTATCGTGCCACCATCAACATCAATACGCTCAAGACGCTTGCCGAGCGCGGTGCTATGACTGTGACGGTCAAGGCGACAATCAATGCTTCGCAGGTTTACAGTGGCGGCACGTTTGATGTTGAGAGCTGGTCGCTGGTCGCCACAGGAACGAGCGACACTATTGCTAAGAAATTCAGACTCGTGTATGACGGGCATGAATACTATGCCACACTTAACCGCTCACACCACAACAAATACTCGCTTGAGGCCAAGCGCATCAGCGAGATTTACAGGTTCATCAGCGGCTCAACAAAGATGTATGCACGGCAAGAAGGGTTCGGCGAAGGGGAGAAGTTCTCGCTTGTGGAGAGCACCATCAACGTCAATGACCTGCCGTCATCCTACTATACACCCGTGTATGATACGGGAGTGCTGAGCAAGGTGGGCGAGCGCAGGATCCACCTGCCCGAAACCGGAGGCAGCAATAACGGCAAGCGGTATGTTGAGGCGGCAGGCATCAATCACTTCACCAAGGCGGTGGAGGTTGCTGTAGTGTTTGACGACATATTCCCTCGCATGGCCCTCATGGTTGCCTCGGTGACCACTGAGCAGAAGGTGCAGGACATCGTCCATGAAGATGACAGTGTCGAGCGTCAGAACTGGACGCAGTATAAGATCACGGCCACCAAGGCCGACGGCTCTGCGTTCCATTTCGACACCCGGTACATTATGGACGGGAACAGGCTGCAGGCGGTGTTCACCGCTCCGGGAAGTGTACAAAGTGACGGCTTCAAGCTGGCGGGTATGACCTTTGAGGTGGGTTTCAACAACTACACGCAGGTGTACACCATTGTCCGCAACGAGGACTATGGTGTGTCAATACCGAATGAATACCTGTACCCATCTGTGGGTGACACATTCTTCCTAACGGGCTGGAACCCGAAGGCGATTACGGAACTTACCATCGTGGCCGATGCCGAGACCGAACTGCTGAATACTGCCAAGGCATACCGTGACGCCATCCAGCAGGGCCAGTTCACGTTCACCTGCCACATGATGAGCGACATTTTCTGGAAGTATGCCTACGGAGGCCGCAATGCAGAGGGTAACACTCCCAAGACCTATGGTCTGCTTGACCTGGGGGCAAAGGTGACCATCAGCAATGCCGCCTTGCCCAATGGCAGCAAGACGAGCCGCATCATCGGCTATGAGTATAAACTTGACATCCCGTACGACACGCCGACGTATGTCATCGGCGAGACGGATGCTTATTCCAGGTTGAAACTGATAGAGAAAAAACTGACGAAACTAACATAACTACCGAAATGGAAGAAATCAGAATCAGGCCAGTGCAAGGCAACTGGATGCAGCTCGGGATCCCGCTGACGCTGCAAACGGTAACGATGGTTAATGGTGAGCCGAAGGTAACGGTGTCAGAATTTATTCCGAATCCTTCTTATCCCGTTGAAATCGTGTTGAAACGCGGTTCGAAGGAGCGTCGATATGAGGCTCGGATGGACGGGAACATTGCCGTGTTTGAGGATGACGGGACATTGGAATCCGGCATCTATAGCATGACGATACTGTGCCGCGACGGTGCCGGAAAGAAGAAGCGTTTCAAGCAGCGTGATGCCGTGAAGATTGTTGACCTGACGGCTGAAGCCGGCATTGAGCCAAGCATTGAGTATAACACGGAGGTTCATATACTTGACGCTGCGGTGTTCATTGCAGTTAACGGAGGCGGGAATGGAGGTTCCGGTGACGGCAAGTACCATGTTCTTTTGACGCAGGCGCAGTATGACGCACTGGACACCTATGACGATAACGCCATCTACATGATATACGAGCCAGAGTCATGATTACCTTTAGAGGATACGTGATCATCGCCATCAATGTGGGTCGCATGGCCCTGGTGAGGATGTACAATGGGGCACATCTGGTGTGGCAACGCCTACGCTCGTGCTTCGGCACAGGCGTGTGGCGGAATGACCTTCCGTGGCTCAACGACGACAAGTGGAAAAACAATTAAAAATATAAAGATATGTCAGAGATTATCAATATCAACGAGGACTGGCAACTTCACAGTGGCGCTGAAGTACAGGTCTATATCAAGAAACTGTTGGGCGATCTGGACCGAGGCCTTGCCGGCAAGATCGGATGCCTTCGCACCTATGAGGACGAAGACGAGGAACTTCACCTGGTGGGCTTCGCTACCCTCGAAGACTACGATACATGGTTTAACGACCACGAGGCGATTACTCCCATCACGGACATCATCATCCCCAAGGGCAGCGGTGCCGAGACGGCCTACACGCTGGTCCTCGAGGGCAACACCCCTGTTGCCGTGCAGATGACCAACGACTTCACCGTGCGTCTCAAGGCGGTATATCTTTACAACAGCGGCGGTGTGGCACAGGAAGTCCCCGACTGGGTGACGCTCACCGTCCAGCGAATGGACAACAATCAGCGCTGGGTGACCTGCGGACGCTTCACTGTGGAGTCCAACCGCTACAACTACATCTCGATGAAAGGCATCCTGCCTTCCGGCAATGTCCATGTCCGCATCACGGCCGCCGCTGAGAAGGCTTCAACGGCCATCCCGTTCACCTTCCAGGTCAACATCGTGAACATGACCTTGACGCCCGCAACGGCATTCCAGGTCCCCTTCGATCAGGACGCGCTGCTTACCCTGCAGTATTATATCACCGGCAACATCTCGAAGACGCTGTTGCTGAAGTTCGACGGCGGCGGTACAGGCAAAGAGCTGGTCATCGACGGCATCACGCACAGCGATGCCGACACGCCCTACTCCTGCGAGGTGCAGGGCTTGACGGATGTCCTTACACCTGGTCTCCACACTGTGGAGGCCCAGCTGAAGTACAATGATGACCTGGCCACGGATTGGGTCATGAGCGAGTACCTGGTACTCGGTGTCGATGCCCCTGTGGTGTCCGTCAACAATATCTCAGACGGACTATCGAACTGGACCGACGTCCACTTCTTCGACTGGTCCGTCCTTACGCCTGACGGAAATCCCATGAACGTCATTATGCGGCTGGTGGATGCCAACGACAACACCACCGAATATGCGCGCTGGTCGTTCAACGGCGCCCCCAGGAACAAATATCCCTTCACGACGCAGCTGGCCATCGACGGGGTGAGTGACACCTGGATCGATGCAGTCATGCTGATCGAGGACAGCGAGGGCAACGAGCTCCACGATCCCGTGGCCTTCGGCCTGGAGAATGAGGCCAGCTTCGCGCCCAACGCGGGAGCGTCCTTCGTCCTCTCGCCCGCTGTGCGCTCCAACGCTGAGGAGAATCCCGCCACCATCATCAACACGGTGAACGGTGATATCCTGGCACAGGCTGAGGACTTCGTGAACTTCGACTTTTCCACCGACGGCTGGAAGGAAACGAGCTATGAAGGCTCGACGGTGAGGGTGCTGCGCATCCCTGCAGGGCGCCAGCTGACCATCCACCACAATCCCATGGCAGACTTCACCGGCGCCGACAATACGGGCCGCAGTTTCGTCTGGGAGATGGACTTCGTGGTAGATAACATCGTGGACGATGAGGAACCGCTGATCGAGCTGGGCAGTCTCCGCAACTCCGGCGTATGGTGGGGCTTCCGTCTGATGCCCTCTCGCGCCATGCTGCTGACCTCGAACAAATACACCGAGCCCGACCAGGATCTGGCCTGGGCGGAGGGCAAGCGTTTCCACCTGGCCATCACCGCCCAGTACGGAGGTGAGGCGTCACCGAACATCCTGCGCATGTACCTCAACGGGCGTCTCGAGAGGGAGTTTGCCTATGACACGGATGACCGCTTCACTCCCGAGAATGCGGTAATGGTCATCGGCAACACCTCCAGCGATATCGATATCTACGGTATGCGCTGCTACCGCTCAGCACTCAGCTCGTCGGCCGTCATGCAGGACTACAAGGCATCGATGTCCACCACGGCCGAGAAGATCGCCTTTGAGGCAGCCAACGATATCCTGGATGACCGTGGCCGCATCGACTGGGACAAGTGCCTGGGTAAGTACAACATCATCGGCCACAGGGGACCGCTGCTGCACAAGGGCATGGAAAACAACACCCAGCACGGCATCAGCATCGAGATCCACATGCCGGACGATGAGGAACACAGCGGCACCCTGACTGAGCTCGACAACAAGGGGCAGGGTACCACGGCCATGACGTATTACTGGTGGAACCAGCAATACAAGACCACCGACAACACCCAGCTGCTCGATGATGAGGGCAATCCCAAGGGCGAGACGGGTGACGGTTACGCCATCCAAGCCAACGAATATCTTGCTACGAAACTGGTGGGCAAGGTCAACTTCGCCTCCTCGATGCAGTCCCATAAGCTGGGACTCACCAAGGCCTTCACCGAAGTCTTCAAGCAGATGATGCGTGACGGCAACATGAGCTCTCCTGGACAGTTCGCCACGTTCCCCAATGCACGCCTGGCCGTGCTCGAGAAACCCTTCCTGTTCTTCGTGTGGGATGAGGCCAACAGCCGCTATGAGTTCCGCAACCTGATGACCTTCGGCGCCGGCAAGGGCGACAAACCCACCTTCGGCTTCAACAAAAACTCCACCGGCCACATGCTGATGGTGGAGGGTGCCGACAACGACGTACCCCTGGCACGCTTCAATATGCCGTGGGATGACACGAACATCACCTATGACATTGACAAGGAGGCATGGATGTACAACGGGGCAAAGAACATCAACTTCGGCTTCGGAAAGACTTCCAGCGACGTTCCCAGCGACACGGATGCCCTGACTGCAGTAAAGAACTTCTTCAACTTCGTGTACCTGCACAGCACCAAGATCGAGTTCTTCAACGGCTCGCTTGACGCCCTGCAGCGCACGTCAGGCTCTCGCCTGTCTCCTCAGAGATGGCTCACAGGATCCTATGACCTGTATCGCTATGACGAGAAGACCAGCCGATGGGTGCCCGCCGGTATCGACAATGCCCAGCTCAACCTGCTGGACCAGTACGAGGACTTCACGGGCGACGCCTTCAACACGTCACAATCCAACCAGGCTAAGAACGAGGCCTTCAAGGCTGCACGCCTGGCACACTTCAAGGCTCATGCTGCAGAGTACTTCCATGTGGATGACGCGCTGTACCACTACTGCTTCATCAAGCTGATTGCCGGTACCGACAACCGCTGTAAGAACACCTACTACTACACCGACCCTGTGACACTGAAGATCCGTTGGATGCAGGACGATGTGGACACGGTGCTGAAGACCAACAACGTCGGCCAGAACCGCAAGCCGTACTGGGTGGAGGAACACACCAAGGACGGAAGCGGCGAGAACTACTGGCAGGCTGAGGAAAGCACGTTCTACTGCCTGCTCGAGGAGGCATGGGACCGTGACACGCCCGAAACGGGACAGCCCAACATCCAGCAGACCATGCGCAATATGCTGGCCGCCATGTCCACCCTGGGAGGCGGCAGCGTGATGGGCTTCTTCGAGACCTACCTGCTGTCCGTTCCTGACTACTTCCCGGCTGTCGCCTACAACGAGCAGGCACGCGCCGTCTATGAGTACAGCTACCGCCTGCAGCTGACGGGTGAGTACAGCAACGACACCAACGCGCTGTCGCAGTCCTGCGGCTCCCAGCGCTGGTCGGAATACCAGTGGCTCGTTGACCGCATCATGTTCATCAGCTCGTGGTGCCAGTACGGCGAGTTCGCCAGCGCGACCTCTGCCGGCGGTCTGTCCTGGCGTGGCGCGACAGGTACGCACTACATCACCGTCAAGCCCGCCAAATGGATGTACCCGCGTATCGCCGTCGGCTCGTCGAACGTGGGCGGCACGGCGCTTCGTGCGCCTGGTGAGGCCCACGCGTTCAACGCTGTGTCCTCTCAGGGCGATACCGCACTGGCGATCCGTGGCAACGACTACCTGTTTGACCTGGGAGATATGGACCAGTACCAAACGGTGACTGAGTTCGGCTTCACGGGTAAACGCCTCCAGCAGATTACCGTGAACCCGCTGGGCACGAACAACCCTGTGCGCTGGAGCGCTCCGGCTGTCCGTGTGAACTCGACGAACATCAAACGCTACATCCACCGCAACACGCCGCTGGCCAGCGGAACGCTCGACCTGTCGGCCTGCGTCCGCCTGGAGGAGATCAACGTGGAGGGCACGAGCTTCACGGCCGTCAAGCTGCCCTCGACGGGCTCGCTCACCGACTTGACGCTACCGGCTACGCTGGAAGCGTTGACGCTGGTAGGATGCCGCAACCTCGAGACCCTGGCCATCGGAGGCTATGGCGCGATGACTGAGATCACCATCAAGGGCACGCCACTGGCCGACTCCCTGTATATCGTCCAGCAGGCGATTGGCCACCTCAACAAAGTGGACATCGATAATATGGACTGGCGCATCTCCGGCGCCTCAGGACTGGCGCTGCTCAATGCGCTGGCCGCCCTCGGCTCCAACTGTAAGCTGTCAGGCACCATCACACTGACGGCCGTCACGCCCAGCTTCGAGGACAAGGCGGCATGGCTGCAGGCCTGGGGCGATGTTGACCATGGCACGAACGGGCTAACCATCGTCTATTCGCAGACCACGATCGAGAACGTGCGTATCATCACGGGCAAGTACCTCGAGTCTCTGGGTGACCACCAGATGCGCCTGAACTCAGCCGGCAACAACTTCACGGCCGTGCAGTGGTCAATAACCAGGAACAACTTCGCCACCATCGATCCCAATACAGGCGTCGTCACGGTGACGGCCATGGACACTGAGGCTGCAGGGCCTTATGCCGACGTGACGGTGAGGGTGACGCGCCTGGACGGCGTTGTGCTGGAGGACACCAAGCGCTTCTACTTCTGCGAGCACGTCTGCCGCGAGGGCGATTACGTATATGCAGACGGCACCTTCAGCGATGAACTGCTGTCCTATAAGACGGTTATCGCCTTGTGCTTCTACATCAACCCGAACAATCCGGCTGACCGCCTGGCTGTCTCGCGCGGCAACGTCATCACCGACCAATGGGGATTGTACAACAATGCGTCTTATGGCGTTCCAAACGTCACGGTGGATGGATATTCGAGCATCTACGATACGCCGGTCATCAACATCCAGTCCAACGGTAACGGCGATATCGATAACCTGGCATCCATGGCATCGTTCGCCACCTACCTAACCACGACGGCCGTCGGTGACGTGGGCCTGGTTGAACTGACCGAAGACATCGGCCCGTTCCGTGTAGGTGACTTTATTCACCGTGGCCAGTACAAGACGCTGCAGCTGATCCGTCACCGCAACCGCATCCTGAACGGCGTGACGAGCGACGTGGGCTCGCACGTGCCCACTGTGCCCGTGGCCAATGCGAACCAGACGGAGCGCGAGGTATTGACCAACCTCATTGCGGACATCGTGGCCAAAAAAGGCAACAATTACCGACAGTTCTACTACCCAGCAGCCAGCTACTGCTACGCCTACCAGCCCACCTATGCGCTCCAGCCGGGTGAAGTGCTGGCCGACAAGTTCAAGGCGCACAACTGGTGGCTGCCGACGCTCGGCGAGCTGGGCATGGTCTATTGGCAACAGGTGAAAGGCGGCATCTTCGCGGCCGCGCAAGCCAACAGCCGTTACTCCAATCTGACGAACGATTGGCACTGGACATCAACGGAATACGACGCTTCTGGCGCGTGGTATCTCCATGGCGGGAATGGCCAGGTCTACGGCAACTACGGCAATAAGAACGGTTCCAGGGCCGTGAGGGCGGTGGTCGCGTTTTAAGATTTTGGCTGGTGGCTTCGAGGCCACCAGCCTGTCGCGAATGTTGCGCGAGCGAAGCGAGCGCCGAAAAAATGCGAGTGTGATTTGATAGTCACACCCGCATTTTTAATGGCGTTATAATATCATTCAAATATTGTGATTGGAGACCATTTCGTTTTTGGGATTATCCCCAACCGACGACCGTTTCGTTTTAGAGTTGGCGCACGATTCGTTTTGTGGATTATAGAATCACGCTTCCTTCCGACGGGTTATGACAAGGAAAAACTGAGGTATGAAGTGAATCGATCTTATGGGAAAAACGCTGAAATGTTCGGGATGAAGAGAGGTGAATACAAACCTTACAGCGGATATAAAAAGTCAAAATCAAAATCCAACTAAACGAAAAAGGCCAACTCTATCAAATTAATGATGGGGTTGGTCTGTTTTTCTTTTCGATTTGTTATTCTTTCTAGGCTATTTTAGCGCTTTTGCCTTGAGAAAACACTAAAGTAATTAATTCAGAATAGACTTATCAGGAATATTATCATAGTTAGAAATAATTTCACTAGTCTAGTAATTAAAGATTTAGAACCATCTGAACCCCTCGCGATGATATATGGAAATCCAATCCATTTAGCTTTCTTCTAATCTGATTCTCTGTTATTGTTGAAGGAATAGCAATTGTTAGTAATTGTTTTGCCCTTGAGCAAGCAACATAGATCAATCGATGCTTTTCTTTTATTTCAGCCAAGCCATTTGAATTGTCTGGAAGATCATTAAATGAGATCACTTGTGCTCCTGATCTGTCATGCAAATATAGTAATACAGCATCGACAGAGGCCCCTTTGGCGGAGTGAATTGTTTGTGCAGTTACTACGTTTTCTTCTACTTGTCCAAAATAAGTATCCACTGACTGATTGCGAAGTCTATTCATATTATAACCTTTCATTCGCTGTTTAAATTTAAAGTCTAAATCTTCAGTAATATTAAGACCATTTCTCAATAATAATCTCATGCTTTCATCCCATCTATTAAATGATAACGATAATGGTGGCATTGACTTCAAAAGTTTCAACAACATTATATTAAATTCTATTGTATTGCCTCTTTCTTTTAGGTAATTCTTCATTTCTGAAAAATGGCCATCACCATAAATCAAATACGCACAAATCCAGCCCATTTTCTCCAAAGCCTCTTTTATTTTATTTTGAACAAATAGTAATTCGGCGTCGATGATTCTATACGGAATCTCACTTTTCCATGGTTTGATACTTGTTCTAAATGCTGCAAGTTTCGTCAAATCGGTCTTTCCTCTCACTAGAACCAATCTACTTTTCAGATTATAGCCCTCGCATATTTCACAAAACCGATCAAAAGCCATTCTTTCTTGTCCATTATCATACCTAATAATTTCAATCTGTATGTTAGCATCATCAACACCGTATGAAACAATATTAGGATAACCAATTGGCTTTAACCTACTATAAAAATCAATGATTCTCTGAACAGACCTCCTGTTTTCCATTAAAATTAAGTGATTCCACTCTTCTTTTTCATTATATTGTTGGAAGATTTCAGGTCTTGCATTTCTCCATTCATAAACCGATTGATTGACATCGCCAACCAATTCTAGATTACTTAAGCCAGCATCTTTTAACAGCTCAAGAATCTCAAATTGATGATATGATGTGTCTTGAGCTTCATCCAATATAACATAGGGGAATCGATTTGCTAACGACTGTGCAACGACGAAATGTTTCTTCAATATATTCGATGCTACTAGCATTGCGTCGCTACTTTTCAGAGCACCATGAGTAAGCCTATAGTGTAATATTGCATTACAATAATTGAAAAGGCGTATGTCATTATCTTTACTTACTATTGTGTTTTCAATCTTAAATATATTGTGTCCAATATACTCAACCTTTTCGGGTTTATAACTATGAGCTAAATCATTGTATTCACGAAGAGCGTATGGAAGATATTCTCCTCCGTTATACTTATGAAAAAACAAATTATGAAGTATCTCATCCTCGTTTATAATTATAGGTTTAGATAACCCTTCAATCAGATACCAATATCTCAATACGACATACTGGGTAATAAAACTATCGATGGTTCTAACTTCATTCGGGTAGTCGATAGAACGACCATGCATCTCTTTATACTTAGATGAAATCTCTTCACAAGCTTTATTTGTAAAAGACATGCAGAGAACACCTGTACCATTAGAATTATTTATTCGACACTCTTCTATCAAAGTTTTGAGTTTATATACAATACTTGTTGTTTTACCACTTCCAGGGCATGCTGTTAGTATGGTAAACCCACGAGCATTCAAGTACTCTCTTCTCTGATCTGTTATTTCGTATTCCATTCTTATTCGGTGAGGAAATTAATAGCATCTTTAATATAGTCCGGTACCTTGAAATTGCATTCACCCAGATCTATCTTGTCTTCCAAGTAATTTGCAAAATCTTGTGCAAACGCAGATTTCCCAGGCATACACTTCCATAATAAAAGAGCTGCAAGATATCTTTGCTCTTCATTCAAATAATCCCCCTCTATTGTATTAAGATATAAATCGACAAAGCTAATCTTATTTGAATCAACACTTTGCAAATACTTATAGAAATCATTATTTCTAGTTTCTTCTTTTGTTTCAAGAACATTAGCGAAAGCCAACTGAAACTCAAGAGTCTTTTTACCGGTTGACACCATTATTCCTGTTTGATTATTCCTCATCGACATCATATTATTAGCCCTATTACATGGGCTATCAGATTCAATATTAGTTTTCAACTCATATAATTTCTGATAATCATTAACAACAAGATTCTCAAGCTTATATTCTGCTTTCTTGGAATCAGGAAATTCATCTGCATCAGTAATAAATGCTGCTTTCATTGGTAATCGTTTTGTGGGATCTGATGAATTGAATAACATGAGGAACTGACCAAATGCAGTGCCGCCCGTATCTACTAATTCAATCTCATAATCACCCAAAGGCCTCTCCATAATTTTTGATAAAGTATGTAAGAGCAATGCTTCAGAAACGCCTTCAACAAATAGCACTCCACTAGAGAATAGAAGTTGACTGCGAGTGACATCCAAATATCGAATAATCATGTCTCTATAATATTTGCAACGAGACTCATCTACGTACTTATCATTATTTGTATCATACTTTATTCTTTCGATTGCTCTATTATTGAAACAATTAGCAATACTGTATTGTTTATCCTTAAGAAGTATAATGTTTTCTAAAGGAATACGAGATGTTAAAGTTGGAGAGTGAGTCGTTATAAAAGTTTGGGAATTGCTTTCTTCATTTGCTCTCTTCAGGAAGTCATATAAGTTAATTTGCAGCTGGGGATGTAGATGGGCTTCGGGCTCTTCTATAAACAATGCAAACAAAGTGTTTTTCTCACTCTCATGAAAATCTTTTATATCACTCAATACCGTTGCAATATAAATTAAGTTATTATAGCCAAGACTATTCTTCCATAATCTATAACCATCAATTTTCTTGTTATTACTAATAGGTATAAAAGGTTTTATTGTATTTACTATGTAGTCTATTTTACTTGGTGTTATTGACAAATCTATTGATTGTGGTGCCTTCTTTAATATGGTGCTGAGATTATCATTAATATTTCCCTTAGTAGCTCTTACTTCATCTTGCGCTAATAGTCGGTTATTGGCTTCAACGAAAATATCTGAGATTGAATCTTCATTATTGCTATTTTCGACTCTACGTTTTATTACCTTGCCAAGTAAATTATTACGAGAATCCATCAAATCATGGGTACTATCACGTAATGCACTTAGATAGTATGAACGAAAGAGTTGGAATGAATCATAGTCAGCTTTCTGCTCTGCCTCCTTCTTTCCAGTAAAATAAGTTCTTGATATACGACCATCAGCAGAGAGATTATATTCAATTGTGACCTCTGCACAAACCTCATCGCCATTAATGACTAGATAGTTGCAAAAAGCACCTAATTGTGTTTCAGATAAGTCTTCGAAAGAGTAACGTATTTCTATATGATTCTCTGATACCTCTATCTCGTGTCCATCGTCGTATGATACAGTTCTATAAAAATCCTCACGAGAAATAATCTGATCACTATATTGGTCACCCCAACCATAAAACAGTCTTATGGCGTCGATCAGTGTAGTTTTTAAAGAACCATTGGGTCCAATTATAACATTAATATTCTTGTCGAAATTAACGATAAGCTCTTTTATTCCACGAAAGTTCTTTATGTAGATTCTGCTCAAAAACATATAATCCCGGACTTTAATTTATTGATAAACAGGTCTTATTATTCTAGTTCATTGTAAATAACAACGATTTAATAAACCGCTTTCACGATCACATGCAAATATACTACTTTTCTCTGAATTACCCCAATATATAAAAACTTGACTTTCAACAAACGGGAGGAATGGTATTGTTGTTCCTTTTGTTAGAGGTGTCCTTTTTTTTGCTGTTTTTATATACCTATGCAAATTTTCTAATAAAAAATGGACAGGTAGAGGATAGATAAGGAGATATAGAAGGAAAAGAACAGTGCGTCCACAAGACGCACTCCATCCGAAACAAGAGAGAGGCGGACGGGGCTAGAGGCGAGGCGGCAGCAGGTGGGTCTCTCTTTGCTTGCGGATTGGGTGAGCGTTAGCGAGCCGTTCCTTTCTTCTATTCAACAAGTGCGTAAGCATTTTTCCTGGTTAAATGGACACTGGCCGGAGCCCAAGTGAAGGCCAAGTGGACGTCAAGGAAAAATCGTTCGAAGAGGTTCCAATGAAGTTTTGAGGGCGACCGAGAAACTGAATGGGTTCTCGAGAAATGTGATATCAGAATGAATATAAGATAGTTAGTCAGATTATTAACCTCAAATCACCCAGTTAAAAACAAATTATAAACGGTCGCAAGTGTACATAAAAACATACATTAGCGACCACTTTCATTTTCTAAGTGAGCTATAACCCGATTTTTTTTGGACTTATAGCTCTATATCTTCTCGGCGAAAAGATGCTTGAGTGTTACTACTTGATCTGCCATATAAGCATTTGCATTGCGCTTGATTCCGTATGGCGAGACCATAGTTTGGTGTAATGCATGACGAGTACCTGTAACACTGCGGAATGTGGCTTTTCTGTCTCGGAGTTCTTTTGCGTATTTGCTGGTGATCTCATATTCTCCATCAGCATATTTCATCTCGCAAAGGTTGATGGTCTTGTCTCTTCTCACAATCAGCAGGTCAATCTGGGCTCCACTCGTGTATTCATCGCCTGCATAACGCCATGAGCACACTTCGGTCTGGACTCCGGCAATTCCCAATGCTTGCTTGATTTGAGGAATATGCAGCAGACACACCTGTTCAAATGCGATGCCGGTCCAAGTACGACGTGACGGATGGTCTATCGTGTTTGACCAATGGTGCTCATCCATTCCGTTATACTTCTCGACAAAACGTTTGTGGAAGAGTATCGAGAGATCGGTCAACTGGTACAGACTGTCGCGTTCCCGTTTCCCAAAGCCATTGTATTTGCGAATGAAGTCACAACTGATCAGGTTCTTCAATGCTTTAGTCAAGATTCCATTCTCGCTAACCTTGGCTGCTTTGGCAATATCTTGACGGCTGATGCCCATGTTTTTTTTACTGATGGCATCAATGACACGTTTATAAAAGTCAGAATCCTTGAAAAGCGAACGGAACAGGAAATCATATTCATCCTTGAGAGGTGCGCCCTCATGGAAAAACAGATTGTCAATGTTTGCGTCAAGACTCAGATCTTTCTTCAGCATAGTCAGGTACAACGGCACGCCACCAAACACCATATATGCATCCAGCACCAAGCCAGGATCCCAGTCCACACCATTATTCTTGAGCAGGAGTGATGCTTCATGCAGGTTGAATGGAGCCAGATGAATACGTTCGGTAGTGCGGTTATACAAACCACCTTTTCCACTGATGAACTTATCGGTCATCCAAGTGGTGGCGCTTCCACAGACGATGAGTTTGAGCCTCTCCTCGGTTGAGCCCCAGCTGTTCCAGAACCACTCAAATGCTTTGAGGAACTGGCTTGCCCGGGTATCAAACCAGGGCAATTCATCGAGAAAAACGATAAGACGTTGCTTTTTGAGACTGGACAGATAATCACGCAGCTGCATGAAAGCCTGCATCCATGTTTGAGCCTTCGGGATGGGCTTCTTGCTGTTTTGATTCAAGGCATCATTGAACGCTGTCAACTGATCCGCTTTCCTGCCCTCAAAGATGCCGGTTGCATAGAAATCAAACTTGTTCTTGAAAAACTCCTTCACGAGAAAGGTTTTGCCAATACGTCTGCGTCCATAGATAGCAACCAATTCAGCCTTGCCCGAAGCGACAATAGCCTCCAGCTGGTTGATTTCTCTTTCTCGTCCAATGATTGTCTGAGCCATGATGTTTTCAGTTATTGATGATGACACAAAAGTACTGACATTAAACAAAATGACCAAATTTTTCGAGTGAGAAAGTGAGCTATAACTCGATTTTTTTTTGGACTTATAGCTCACCAACTACATTTTCTCCCCCTTCTCATTCTCACATTAAACCCTTATATGTAAGAGAATTAGACAACATTTTTATTAACAATTAAACTGACATTTACAAACAAAACAGAGAGAAGACAATGAACAATTTACCAAAACTCGTCATGGCCTTGTTTGGTATATCTGCTGTATTGGATATCGCAGAAAAGATCCACAATTGGGGCCGTGACAAGAAGAATGAGAAAGAAGAGAAGAAAGAACAAGATGAACCGTCACGGGTGTAGCTGCAAAGAAATCAAAAGCAGGAAACGCTATTGACGGAATTGTGATCGTATGCGAAACTATTGCGACGATTCTCAAGAATTCAAAGAAATTGGTGAAGATCCTGGAAAAGCTCCGGGGTCCACCATGATGTTATTAACCATTTAACTAACAACAGAACAAATGGAACAAACAACAATCATTCCGCCATCAACTTACCTCCCAATGGTAGTCGAAGCGGAGCAAACAACAAACATCGGGGAGACCATTATCGACGCTGAAATCATTACCGAAGAAGCAACGGCCACCCCTTTCATTGAGGCTAACTCCATTCCCATCACTTTGGAGAGCCTTCAGAACGACTGTGTGATACCTAATTTCGCCAAGGATAACGAGGCGGTAATTTCACACTCACAGTTTATCGGGGCAACCTATCAAGCGCTCAGAGACTTTTACCGGTCAGAGCAGATCGACGAGCCCCAAATCAGAGTAAGTCATATCATCAGAGGCCGAATTCCCGAAGCCATCAACAAGAAGAGCTCGGAACTACTACCTCACGAAATGACCCAATACTATGAACGAATGGCCTTTTGCATCAACGTTCCCACCATCTATCAGGACGTTAACGGCAATAGGCTGCAACTGTCCATCGTGGGAGTCAAATCCTACGGACGTGACAACTTGAACGGAAAACTCACGGCACAGAAATTTTCTATCGCCGTTGGATTCCAGAATACCGTCTGCTGCAACCAATGTATTTGGACAGACGGCTACAAAGATGACATTCGGGCATTATCGCCGGGGGAAATCTACCAACATACCCTCAGGCTGCTCGATACCTACGACATGGCTAAACATATCTACCTGCTTCAATCGCTGGGAGACCTTTATCTGTCAGAGACTCAATTTGCCCTTATCTTGGGTAAAATGCGTCTGTATAACTACCTACCCCAAAGGATTCAGAGGGGAATACCTGAAATGCTGATTACCGATTCAATGGTTAACAGTGTAGCCCGCCAATATTACCGCGATCCCAACTTCAAGGTCAGCGGGGGCGAACTCAGTATGTGGAATTTCTACAACCTCTTGACCGGGGCCTGCAAAGGAAGTTATATCGACACATTCCTTTCAAGACAAGCCAATGCACTTACAACGAGTCTCGGCATAGCTGAAGGGCTGCGAGACGAAGATTCCGGGTATAGCTGGTTCATCAGTTAATCAGCCGTATTAGCCTTGATTCCGAGGAGGATTCACAATTACACGTGAGTCCTCTTTTTTTCATTTAACAACTTACCAAACAACAATTTAAAGACTAGAAAAATGAACAAGATTCAAAGTTTTAAGAACGCTCAGGAATTCCAAGAGCTTTTCGGGATTCAGGAGCATAATAACGGCGTTAAGAGCCGTAGAAACAAGATCCTGCTTGCCCTTTTGAAAAGTAAATCAGTTTGGGCTTATTGCAGAGAACATGAAGATTGGTCGCTTCTGGCTATCAAGAGTATGCCGGAAATGAAGACCACATTAACGAAGATGATTGCAGATGCCGGGGTTCATCAGGGCCTCGATTATACTGTAGTGTTGAACGGAACCACCTATCACAGCAACACCTACGAAACAGACTCATATCGTGGTGTGCCTGAGGATGGTTCAATCGCATTTGTCCGTTATATCAACCACGACAACAACGATGGAATTTTCAAGATGAAGGCTGGACGTTTTTTCGGCAAACTCATCGACGAAACCAACATTGGCCAAGCACTTCCACAACAGGTTAAGACTTGGCTGTGTGAGGAGTTTTCACAAGACTGGCAGGTATATATCGCCGGTACACTTCCCAACTATACCTTGCTTGTAGATCATGACTTCGCTGAGATCTATTCCGGTGAGGCTTGTTCTCCAGGAATGAATTCGTGTATGATTGACAGAGGTTTTCACAATTTCTATCGGGACAGTGTGAAGGCTAAGGCTGCTCGTCTTGTGGGAGATGACGGGATGATTCTTGCCCGCTGTATCATCTTCACTGAGGTACATGATGAGGACGATAAGGTATGGCGTTTAGCAGAGAGACAATATGCTAAAGACCAGAGCGACATCCTTAAGAGAGCACTTGTAGATGCCCTCATTAAAGCTGGAGAAATCGATGGCTATAAAATCGTAGGGGCCGATTGTGGAAATTCAAGAGGCTTTGTCGATGTAGAAGGAAATTCACTTTCACACAAGAAGTTCTATATCGAATGTAACTTGGATTGGGGCGATAGACTCAGTTACCAGGATTCTTTCAAGTACTACAATCTCAACTCAAATATCGCTTACAACTATACCGATGTGGATTACTCGTATAATCTCGATACCACAAATGGGCAATTGGAAAATGATGATGAGGATTTGTACTATGCAGAGTATCAAGACAGGGACGCGTATGAAATCTGTGATGTTTACTATCACGGATCTGAGATAACCTGTGACTCCGACTGCATGGAGGACTTTGAATACTTCCAGGACAACTACTATCACAGCGAGGACGATCTTACCAACTGTCCTGAATGTGGCGCTAGAATGCTTGAACCTGAGTATTATCGTGATGAGCTCTTTTATTCAGAGTTGACTGAGGAATACTACTGCTGTCAAGGTTGCAAGGAGAAGGCTGAACTCCAGTATAAGAAGGACAACTGGCATTACTGCGACTTTGATCAGAAATTCTATGAGCAAGATGATATTCTCACGACCTATAATGCCTGGAATGAAGATCTGGGTTTGTATGAGACCAAGACCGTGAATATTGACATGGTGGAGGTCTATGTGAACTGTGAAATCCTGTTCCGTATAGGCAATGAACTTTACGATGAGATTAATGAGCAACAGTCTCTGCCCCTTGACGTACCAGTCGAGGAGGAGGCACTTATTGAAGCTTAGACATTATGAAACTGCTTAAGAAACTTTATTCCATTCACAGCAAGAGTGGAAAGGAACAGAAGATGATCAAATTTCTGCTTTGGTGGATTAGAAACAATATACCAGAAGCGAAAGTTGATATTGATAAAGAAATTGGAAACATCTACGTGACCAAAGGCGTTTCCGATACCTATCCCTGCATCGTGAGCCATATTGATCAGGTGCAGACGATTCATTCACGTGATTTTCAGGCTATCGAGACCAAGGACATCATTTTCGGCTATAGTCCCAAGAATAAAAGACTTGAAGGACTTGGAGCCGACGATAAAAATGGTGTATGGATCTGCCTGAAATGTCTGATGAAATACGAGAATCTTAAAGTGGCATTTTTCGTTGGTGAGGAAGTCGGATGTGTCGGCAGTAGTAAGGCTGACATGGATTTCTTCAAAGACGTTAGATTTGTGATTCAGTGTGACCGTAGAGGAAGTAATGACCTTATCGCTTCCATCTGCTCCACTGAAATAGCTTCAAAAGATTTTATTGAAGCGACCGGACATGAGCAATTCGGTTATCATCTTGAGGAAGGGATGATGACTGATGTGCTTACCCTTAAAGAGAACTGTCTTCAAGTTTCTGCCGTGAATATGAGTTGTGGCTATTATGACCCCCACAGCGATCATGAATTTACGGTGAAACGAGACCTTCTGAACTGCTTGTCATTCATCGAGCATATCATCGAGAACTGCACTGGAACATACCAACACCAGTGCGATTATTCGATGGGGTTCTACGACGACTACCTGTATGAGTATTATGATGAACTGTATGAGTTGCTGCAAACTTATCCTGACCTGACTTTTGGAGAGATAGAAGCGGCATATCAGCAACATAATCCCAGGTTAGACCACAAGGAACTGAAATCAACCTTCGATATGGTAAAAGCTGATTTGGATTTTTGGGGTAAAGAGGAAGAATATTACAAACAATGCTATTAACCGAACGAAGGCTCTCACAAAACTCAACATGTGGGGGCCTTCTTCATAAAACACAAATAACAATGGCACAGAAAACAAAGAAAATGACATTGAAGTATTGGAACAGCCTTAGCGACGGAAGCAAGAAAAGGGCACTCCAATACTGCTTTCCCATTCATCCGGCAATCGTTGAGATGCTGATGAATGAGAAACCCGACCTGAAGAGCGGATGGTGGCAGATGGTGTTCAAAAAAGTGAGAATACCTGGCCCCGGAAGCTATTACAAAACCGTAGTTAACAACACTTACTTAAATTGACGCATTATGAGACTGACCGATCAACAACAACTGCAAGAGCTTCGTTGGGCACAGAAAGACGTGTTCGATGCAGCCAACCATTTTGTGAGTGCCGGACTGAGGTTACAAGGCACCAAGTACGAAAAGAGTTATGAGAGGATATACAAGTCCCTCAACGCTCTCAACCGAAAGCTCATCAGTGAAATCAACAAAGACAAAAGGAGGAAGTGATATGGACGAAGAATATAGCAAGGAGATTGCTGGTTACATCCTCAGCATTTTTCGGAGCAATCCTTTTGTGGTAATGAGTTGGGGAATAAACCCGGCAAGCATTACTATCGTTGAAGTTGGTGTGAAATTTCATGTACAAGGATTCATTCACACCGGCTATGTCCAAGTGGTGTTGAACGAAGGAGAAGATCTTTTTGAAGTAACGCTCATTTCTGAAGAGGGTGAAACTTTGAAAACGATAGAACACATCTTCGTTGACAACCTGATTTCTATTCTGGATAGTGAAATAGAGAAATGTGAAAATTACGAGGAACGCATTTCTCAAGAATATGGCATTATCACAGAAACGGAAAAATGACAGAAAGTGGGATTTTCCAGGTAATTTTGGAGAGTCCCACCTTTCTTGAACAATACTAAACGTTCGTTTAATATATTTCAAACAATGGATAATAATGCATATGTGGCTTATCTCAGGGTCTCGACACAACGGCAAGGTGTGTCAGGATTGGGATTACAGGCACAACAAGAAATTATCAGAAACTATCTTAGCGGAGAGGAACCGATAGCTGAATTCGTGGAAGTTGAGAGCGGACGAAAAACACAGCGTCCCAAACTACATGAGGCATTGGAACTCTGCAAGAAGATGAAGGCCACATTGATTGTCGCCAAGATGGATCGACTATCAAGAAACGTGACCTTTACGAGCCAGCTTTTGGATTCGGGCATAGAAATCGTATTCTGTGACTTCCCAAGAGCAAATCGATTGGTACTGACGATTATTGCAGCCATCAGTGAATATGAGGCTGGATTGATCCGTCAGCGTACCAGAGCTGCCCTACAAGTGAAAAAGGAACAAGGATGTCAACTTGGTAAACCTGAAAACTTGACGGGCAATATGGAGAAAGCAATCACGAACAGCCGGCAAACGAACCAGGAGAAAGCAGCCAACAATCCTCACAACAAGAGAGCGGTTGCAATGCTGAAGATCCTGGTGCGAGAGACCAATAACCTGAGCGAGATGGCTAGAATATTAAACAATGAGGGTTTCACGACCAGCAGAGGAGGCAAGTTTACAGCCAAGCAGGTCTCTATCCTCATAAACCGATATCAACTGAAATGATCAAGACAATTAAAGAATTATTGATTGAATGGTGGGCTGGAAACACTACCACCAAGATGCCCATCCCCAAGATCTATACTTACGACGTGGAGGTGGACGGCAAGACATTCAAAATCGAGAGTATGATCAAGAGCCGGATGTACATTCACTACAATGCGAGACGGAAATATCCCAACGCCAAATACATCCGAATTATTAACCAAACTAAAACCTATTGACCAACAATTGGGCTTTCCACGAGATTGATGTGGGTAAACATTGAGAATGGCTTTCGGGCCATTTTCTTTTTGCTCCTTCTGATGGTTCATATTGGTTCAAGATATGGTAGGATTGTGACAGATTCATTATTTTTCTCTTCAATTCTCAAAAAAATGCAGCAGATTGTGGCGATTTAGAAAAAAATGTCTAAATTTGCCGTTGTTCTTTGGCAGAAGTCCACTACAGACGGTGGTGGGTGCATGGCAGGGAACATGACATAAGGAAAGGCGTTTACTTGACGCTTCGTGCTTGGCTCTCAGGAATCTCGCAAATTCATATTAGTAGTCAAGAATGAAGCAACGGTAGATGTCCGATGTGGGATATGTATATTTGCTATCGTCGTGTGAAGGCGTAGCATTGAAGCATATTCGGCGTGGGCTTCTGCGTTGCTCGTTCAACTACTAAGGGCAATGCGAGAGCCTCTGAGAGCGGGACGGGTAACAAGTACAGACTCCCGCGCTTCTTTTTTATGCCCATGAATGAACCTTATTAAACAACCTGCCAACGACTGGGAGCCCGTGGCTAAAACCATTACACAAATAACAGTGGCCAAAACAATGCAAGATTACAGCCGGGGAAAAAAAGAATACCTGAGTAATAAAGACTTTACCGAGGATGCTATAATACTTGGTGGCTCGTCAACAATAGGCACTCTAGGGCATGTAGGGCATGGAAAAACAACTTTGACAGCAGCTATAACTACTATTCTTGCAAAAGATGGTTGCATTTTATCGGATAAAGATTGTTCATATGATAAAATCGATAATGCCATCAAGGAGCATATCGGAAGTATGCCGATTAATTACTACCATATAGAATACAGGACAGAGAATCGTTTTTTTTCTCATTTTGACTGCCCAGAGCATGCAGACTATGTAAAATGTTTAGTTTCTGGAACAATTCAGTTAGATGGTGCTATCGTGGTTGTTGCTGCTACCGACGGTGTTATGCCACAGACCCGTGAGCATATCCTGCTTGCCCGTCAGGTGAACGTTCCCCGTCTAGTTATCTTCTTGAACATGTGTGACTCCCCCGATGTTGATGACGAGATGATCAAACTTGTAGAGAAGGACGTTCGTGACTTGTTGAGCGAGTATGAGTTCGACAGTGACAACACCCCCATCATCAAGGGTTCGGCACTGGGTGCCCTCCAGGGTGAGCCCAAGTGGGAAGACACCGTTCGCGAGCTGATGAACGCCGTTGACGAGTGGATGCCCCAACGCCCAAAATACTATAATAATCCTTTTGTGATGCCCATCGAGGACGTCTTCCACATTACAGGCCGTGGCTCCGTTGCTACTGGTCGTATTGCGTCTGGTGGCGTTAAAGTTGGCGACGAGGTTCAGATTAGGGGTTTGGATAATGATTCGATGACATCGGTGGTTGTAGGTATTGAAATGTTCCGAAGGCTTTTCGAAGAAGCTGAGGTCGGAGACAATGTAGGCTTGTTGCTTCATGGCATAGACCCCGATACAATCAAACATGGAATGGTTGTATGCAACCCGGACGTTTTACCCCATGAGTACTTTAAGGCTTCAGTTTATGTCTTGATGCAGGAAGAGGGTGGCAGCCAAACTCCGTTCCACAACCACTATCGTCCCCAGTTCAACATCCGCACCATTGATGTTAACGGTGAGATCATACTTCCTGCTGGTGTAGAAATGGTCAAGCCTGGAGATATTGTTGAAATCTATGTCAAGCTGATTTCACCAATAGTTTTTAGCGAAGGTATGTGTTTCGCAGTACAAGAAGGTAATTGCACGGTAGGCTTGGGCCATATCACTGGCATGCTTGATGCGGAGGAGTATTCAAATTATATTAACGAACACGAGAACTATGTTGCTCCCGAAGTTAATGACGAAGAGGAAGATGTTGGGCATGACTTTGAGCAAACAACCGAGCTTGCTAAGGATGAGCAAGAGTATCTTGAGGCGTTGAAGGAATTCCTGGAAGAGGGCGAAATTAGTGACCGGGAACGACGAATGCTTGATAGAGTGCGTAAATCACTAGGCATCAGTGAACATCGAGCTGCCGAACTGGAGACATCGCTAAAAACACCTCAGCTTACCGAGGATGAGCAAGAATATCTCGACATGTATCGTGAATATGCCGAGGAGGGTGAAATTACCGAGAAGGTACGCAAACGTCTCGATCGCTTTGCTTCAGCAATAGGCATATCGCCCAAAAGAATGAACGAATTAGAAACAATGTAATAACATAAACTGAATGGAAAAGAAAACATTAAAACAATTGTTCGAGAGCCAGCGCGACGTGTTGGCTCAGAGACTTGAAGGAATGAAGCTGCCCAAGGATGCCGAGAAGGCCCAAATCGTGGTTTCGAACTATCTCAATGAGTTATTTGATGGTGATGGTGAATTCCGGCAGAACCTCACGCAGTCAGAAGATTACATCCTTCAGGCAGCGATGTCGCTCCTCAATGCACAGCAATCGATGATTGCGCCGCTGGCCAAGGTGGAAATACAACAAGAGCCCAACGCCACAATTGAAGACGAACCTGTAATGGGGGAACCCATAGACACGGCAAACACAAAGAGTTCTCTGGATGGAATAGCCCAACACATCAGACGTGAACAGTATCCAATGGTGATTGGTGGCTCGGCTATCGGCAGTGCCGCAGGTGCCCTGATCATGGGATCGTGGGGAGCTGTGTTTGGTGCTATCGCTGGGACAGCCTTGGTGCTCTATGCATCAGCTCAGTCGTCAAGTGCCAAAAACGCCAAAAGCAGTCAGCCCAAGTTGCAGGTACGTCCCCAGCAAAGGCCTCAAGCTCGCATGAGCAAGATTGTAGAGACCCCAATCGACACGAGTCTGTTCATGACAATCGTAAGCAACATCTGCGACAGCGTTGACTCACTGATTGCTACATTCCGAGCACAAATTAACCGCGTGGTTGACAAGTACGAGAGTCAAGAAAAACTCCCAATAGAAGCAGAGTATCCTGCACTGTTAGAGAATATCCAAGCCTTACTTGGTGTTGCTGCGGGCGATTCAGATCCAGATACGCGTCAAAAAAGAATCGAAAAGCGCATTGAGATGTTGGCTGATAGTCTCGAAAACTATGATCTAAGAGCCGTTAACTATGATGGTAATAACGCAATGTATTTTGCGATGCAACCATCACCGAATGTAAGCAAAGATACAATGGTAGCACCCGCTTTGTTAAGAGGGGATCGCGTAGTGATGAAAGGAAAAGTCTTTACTAAACAATAAAATAAAGCAATAACAATGGCAAACAATAAATCATGGGCTATAAAGCCAGACAAGAATCGTCATCAATACGTAATTGGTATTGACCTGGGACATGGTGAAACTTCAGCTGCTTATGCTGAGATTGGTTGGAACAGCGAAATGGGAGAATTAGGTCCCGTTAAAGATATAGATTTAGCCCAGGACAAGACTTGCGTCATCCCGTCAGCGTTAGCTATCACCGAGAATGGAACGTGCTATATTGGTGTTAATGCCTTTGAGCATGTTGAAGCTGATTTCCACGTGTGTTTCAAAGCGCGTCCTACATCATTGAATGGCAAGAATGAACAGTTGATGATTAAATTCATGTCAGCCGTTTATACACTTATCCGTGAACGAATGGGCGCAATTTTGAATGATAATAATCATGTCATTTATATTGCTACCCCCTCGGGATGGGACGAACAAACTCAAGATTTGTACGGTCAGATGGCTGCTGAAGCCGGATTACCTATTGCTGGTGTGACGTGGGAATCCCGTGCCGCATTCATAAATGCCCAGTCAGCTGCTGACAGTGGCCTTCCTCAGTATGTGGATAAAGGTGCTGTGGTTTTTGACATGGGGTCGAGCACGCTTGATTTCACTTTCTTGTCGATGGGAGAGAAGCCCATTGATCATGGATATGACTGTGGCGCATCTATGGTTGAAAAAATCATGTACCAACAACTTCGCGAGGGACATGATGGCAGTGATAGTGCGACCATAGATAAGTTTGAGCAGAAATACCCTCAATCTGTTGACCGTCTCTTGTTTAGGCTGCGCACAGGTAAGGAACGATACTATCGTTCAGCAGAACACAAGCTTCGCGAAACGATTGATTTTTATGATATTGTAGGCGATGATGAACTAGAAGTCATCAGATGCTCGTATAAGGATGATGAACTTGACAATTTACTCGAACAGAAGGGTTACGTTGCCAAGATACGTGAGGCCATGCAGGATTTCAAGAATAATCACATCAATAAGCGCGCTATCTACGCAGCATTTTTCACTGGAGGCGCTTCACGCATGGATTTCCTTCAGAAGCTTGTTGAAGAGGAATGGAAGGTAAACCATGTCTTCCGTGACCAAAATCCATCCTTAACTGTTTCTCGTGGAGTAGCTGAGGCAGCAAGAGCTGACATTCGCTCCGGTGGTGCCGCTAATGTCAAATCGTTAATTAAGAAACTTACCAGTGATATTGATGTCTATGATGAGTTCGCAACCGCATTAGGTGCGAAAATCAAAGAAGAGGTCCAAGCAAGTATTGCTACTCCAGTTTGTGGATTTAAAGATGCAGACGAAGAACTTTGCTTGGCCGATCTGGAACTTACGATCGAAAAAAACATCCAAGGTGACGTTGAGAACATTAACGACTGGGCTCAGGAATGCTTGAAAAACGCCTTTGATAATGCTGTTGCCGAGGTACGTGACAATACAAAGAAATTGATGGCAAATTACTCGAAACAGAACATCACGATGGGTAATCTCTCGACCAAGGATATTGAATTGCCGGATCTCGATTTGAATATCATCTCAAGACAGATGCACGATCTTTCTGCGTCACTGATTGAAACATCTTCAATGTGGGGCGAATTATTTACTGGGGCAGCTATTGGTACTGTTGCCGCATTTATCCTGGGTGGTCCTCTTACAATGCTAGCGGGTCTAGGGGCCATGGCCTATAAGTTCTTTTTTGGTGACAACGAAACAGAAGAAGAAAAGCGAGAAAAGGCTAAATACAGGGCATTAGGGTATGATGAGCGATTAAGAGTCTATAATGAATTCGACAATAATTGGTCTTCGATTACCGCTGAGATTGACGAAGCGGTAGATGATGCGCTCGATGACCCTGCTCTCAAGAGGAAAATCAACAGTCAATGTGACAAAATCTTGCGTGATTATGCAAATGAATGTATTCGTCAAACTCGCATGATGATTGAATGATATGGAGAATCAGCTCACTAAAATAACGGAAAGTGATCTTAAAATGCAAACTGCTACGGCAATGGCTCAAACATTGTCGTTCAGCTTTGAGCGCAAGTATCTGGAGACGTTTAGCAGTGTTGGAACAAACGATGTACAATTGTTTCACTTGAAAGAAGTAGCTACAAGTGCCAAGAGTGATGCTCAATGGATCGCGATTACTCAAGTAGGCCGCCCACTGAAGGATAATGCAGAATTCTGTTTTACAGCAATGCAGAAAATCCTTTATAGCTGCTTCTTGCCTAAGAAGACACAGCTTCTTTTTCTAATCACAAATGATGGGGTTGAAAGTAAAATGTATCTTGGCGTGCGCCCTATTAGCCAAGACAAACTTTCTAAACGTTTTTCTCAGCAATTGAGCAAATTCATCCGTGGACAATGGCCTGGCTTAAAATGTAACGTCGTCAATGGTAATGACGAAAAAACGCTCAGGCACTATGCGGCAACAAATTTTCAGAAAGAAAAATTTGATAACGTATATGCATTGACAGGCATTCCATCAATGGAAAGCCAGTATAAATCATTGTATCCAGCCACGATTGACCAACTTATAGCAGGTATGTCAGGATGCAAAAATTTTGCGTACTTAGTCGTTGCAGATCCTATTGATAACGCGGATATTGACAATATGCTCTATTGTTGCCGTGATATGAATGGGCAAGCCGAATCTTTAAAATCATTCAATATTTCAGAAGGGGCCACTTCAGGCATCACGAAATCCGTGACAGACGGCACGCAGTGGAACCACACAGATGGTACCAGCAAGAGTAAAAGTGGTAAAGACTGGAGCGGTGCTTGGAATAAAATTAAAGGAGGTGCAGGCATCGGTTTGGCTCTTGGTGGTATCGCTCTTGCAGCCACCGCAGCATTTCCACCTGCTGGAGCGGCCATGGGCGCGATAGCATCAGCCGTTGCTTCTGGTGTGGGAGCACAGGGTGCAATATCAGCCGGTGGATTATTACTAGGATTGATGGGCAATAAGTCAGAAGGGGAGACTCATTCTGACAGTTATGGTGGAAGTCATTCCGTTACGGAAGGCATGAGTGTGTCTCAATCTCAGACGATTAGTCATAATGTGGTCAATAAACACATTGAGGCCGTTGCAGACCATTTGTTTTATCACAGCAAACGCTTAGAAACAGGGAAAGCGATAGGAATGTGGAAAGTCGGCGCTTACCTTTTGTCGAGTAATGAACCGGATGCTCAAGCAGGCACAATTCAGTTGAAGTCGATTTTGAGTGGACAAGAATCTATCTATGAGCCCATTCGAGTCACCAACCTCTCTGAGTGCATAAATGTTAGTAAGTCATTTGGTTTATTGCAATCACCGTTAGTTTATATCAAGAATGCTGATAACCAAACCACTTTTGACCATCCCTTGGGTGAGCATTACAAAGAGTTGAAAACGGTATTAACAACCAAGGAGTTGTCCTATTACATCAATTTCCCCTTGAGGTCTGTACCCGGTATCAGCGTTGTGGACAGTTCGCCAGAGTTTAACTTGACAGCGCAGGCCGACGTTGAGCAAGGTGACATTGCCTTCGGCAAGTTGCTGTATGGCGGTTCGGAAACGTCAATGTCCTATCATGTCCCGTTGAGGGTGCTTTCGCGCCACATCCTGCTCTCGGGAATAAACGGCAGCGGCAAAACCAACACGGTGCAGGCCATCTTGAACAACATTGGCGAGTTGCCGTTCCTTGTCATCGAGCCAGCCAAGACGGAGTACGTTGATTGGGCCTTGGAACACAACAAGCAACACCCCGACAGTCCCATTGACATCTACATCCCCGGCTGCAAGAAATACAAGAGCAACTTTGTTCCCAGGCCTCTCAAGCTGAATCCGTTTGAGGTTGTGTGGCTTGCCAAGGAGCAGGAGCCGAATGTGCTGACCCATATTGATCGCGTGAAGTCGGTATTCGCCGCCGCGTTCCCAATGTACGACATCCTGCCTGTGTTGATGGAGGACCTCATTTATACCGTCTATCAGAGCAAATCAACAAACTGGTTGGGCGAGGAGCCCCAATATGGAGAAACCAAGGCTCCCACGCTGAACAGCATGAGTGTGTGTGTTGACCAGGTGATTGAGCACAGACAATATGAGGACAAGGTGCAGCGCAACATGAAAGCCTGCCTCAACACGCGTATCGACAGCCTAAAGCGTGGCTGGAAGGGCGAAATGCTTAATACGTTGAAGTCCACGCCCTGGGACGAGCTGTTCAACCGCCGAGTGCTAATCAACCTCTCCTACGTGGGTGATGACACCGACAAGGCGTTCTTCATGGCCCTGGTGCTGCAATTTCTGTATGAATACCGCACAGCCGCCGCCGAGCTTGGCCACACCGATTTCAACGACAACAGCTGCAAGCACCTGACCGTCATCGAGGAAGCCCACCGCGTGATGTCCAAGTGCGAGAACCAGGAGTTGCCGCAGTACAAGTCGGCCATGATGTTCAGCAACATGCTTTCTGAGATCAGGGCATACGGTGAAGGTCTGATGCTGGTGGACCAAGTGCCCACACGTCTCATTCCCGACGCGATCAAGAACACCAACCTCAAGATTACCCATCGTCTTGTTGCCGAGGATGACTGCAAGGAAATCGGGCAATCGATGGGTCTAAACGAGGAGCAGCGTAAAGTGATACCCAAGTTGCTTACGGGACAATGTATTGTATCGAGTTCATTGGAAACCAATGCCTATTGGGTAAAAGCCGATAAAGTCAAATAATAAAGTATCTGATGTACGATTTAGAAAATATTGAATCAGGTGGCCAGTCGCTCGAACAAGGGGTGAGTGGTCGCCTGACCGATACTCAGGAAGATTACCTACGTGAACTTATGCCCGACGAACAATCTTGGGAGGGTATGAGTGATGCTCAACGTGATGAAGCGGTCAGCGACATTCTGCAACGATATGGCGAGTTAAACCTGCCTGCCGATTTCAACCTTCATGAAAGTATAGGTAAGGTGTTTGACCAGCGTATCGTTGAGCAATATGAACGATTAGAGGCGCCACAAGACTACGTGCAGATTGAAGCCGTTGGTGAGACATTGGCGAATTGTGAGGAACTGAGGTGGGAAAACTGGCAGAACCTCGAACTATCCGAGAAAGTCGAGGTGCTTAATGACATTGAGTCACGAATTGCCGCAATCGAGCATAGGCCTCCATGCCCAGTGAGGACGGGGAACGACATGGGTCAACTAGAGGTGACTTCATACGGAGTATTTGGGCATCTAGGCGGATACAGGACTGGCAGCAAGGACATCACACTTAATCCCGAACTTCTGACAAGTGATAATCCTATGGTCTATCGAGAAATGCTTGACACGTTGGTACACGAAGGGCGTCATGCTTACCAGGACTACAATGTCAACGTGTGTGAAGTGCATCCTCGACACAGCGAGGTGGCGAGTTGGAGTGAGACCATGGCTGGAGGCAAGTGGGGCTACTGGGGCGACTGCAGTAATGAACTGGGACAGCGCCTTTACGAGCAACAGGCTATCGAGATAGATGCCCGCAACTTTGCTCATGATGTATTAAATAACTGGTGGGATCGAATTCTTGAAGCATAATGGAGAATCAAATAAAATATATACTCATTGATCGTGGATATAATGAGCGTAATGCCAAGTTGGTCGCCCATGAATTAACTCTTCTGTCGGCACCACTACAACCGTTATTATCGCAATGGTTGGAGAATGAACAGCATATGGAGGATTATAAGGCTGAGGGCTACACTATTACTGGCCTGATGCAAAAGCGAGGCATGACCTATCCTGCTGCATTGCTCACTATAGACTGGCTGCTCAAAGAGCCAGAGGAAGCAAAACTAAGTCTATCACGAGGCATTAAGTAGCGACTATGGCACAGTTTACGTTAACTGCTCGTAATAATATCGATCGTCCTGGCTGTCACATCTCGCGTGGTACCACGTTTGATATCAACATCAACATAATGGGAATCACCCCGAATAACCTGTTCAATAACCCACGCTGCGCTGATCAACTGGCGCGACAGTTTAAAATCAACGGAATTGATCTGCCCATGACAGACCGTGGTGTGTATAATAAAGGGGCGTGGGATATCCAGATGACCAGCCGATGAATAAACAAACATTAATACGTTAGTAATATGGTACGAGGAACAACTTTATTCAAGTGCACAGAGTGTGGAAACCAGTTCAAGGCTCCTGACATCGAATGGATGGGGACAACAATGAGTGTGCCGCAACCGTGTCCCAAGTGTCACAGCATTAGGACTCGCCCGTCAAGGCTTAGCTCAATCACCTCCTGTGATGCCGTCTACGAAAAGATCTGGCAGGAAATCGACGAAAACAGCGAGGGCTGAAGAAACTAACCATCTATAGTGATACGGTGCATAAATCAGGGCACTGTTCATATTCAAGCCGTAAGCCATCGGTAAACCCCGTATTGTGAGATTCTTTGAAAGTATCCGAAAAGTTTCTGAGAAGTCGGATGATTCTCTAAGACTTTGAAAAACAAGTCTGAGACTGTCGGAGGATTTTCAAAGTATGTCAGAGGACACCTCTTTGCTTGAGGTTGTGCCGAAGTAGTGCCAGCAGGTCGCTACTCAGACGAAGAAGTCGTCAAGAATGATTTGCTGGTTGACATCCTTTGAATGCTCATTTCGGATGACACCATTTGTCGTGACCATTACCAACTGGATGGAGTGGGTCTTGGTGTGCTGTTTGCTGTTCAAGAAAGCATAGATCTTGTTGCCCAGTTCTTTCTCGTACTGCTTGTCGATCGTGAATTCATGCTCACTGAACTTCATCTCACACAGATAGTCAGTGCGTTCACCCTTCCACTCCAGCACGAGGTCGATCTGACATAGTTCACCACTGGGGGCAGCCCCTTTCCAGCAATAGTTTCGGTTGATGGTCGCTATGCGAAGTTTCTCTTTCATCTGCTGCAGGTGTTCAATGCACAGCATCTCAAAGGTGTTCCCTGCCCAGGTGTAGAACGTGGGGGTGCGCTGGACAGTCCGCCAGTTTCCGGCATCGGTGCCCTTACCTTGGATGAAGTGCAGATAGAAAATCGAGAAGAAGTCCTTCAACTGATAGACAGTCTCAACACGTTCTTTGCCGTAGCGTGGGTATTCACGGGTAATGCCCGACTCATGAAGGTTGTCAAGTATCTTGCTGAATGTCCCGCCGAGCTCAATCCCAACAGCACTGGCCAGCTCTCGTCGTGTCATGCCATAGAACCTTGAGCCGAGGGCTTTTACAATATCCAGGTATCGCTCAGACGTTGCGTAAAGTCCCGTATAGACATCACGGAACTCCTGGTGGATTCTCTTCTCGTCCTTGAAGAAGAAATCATCAATATTCTCCGACAGGTTTTTCTCGTTATCTATTCGGTCAAGATAATATGGAATACCACCAAAGGCCATATAGGCTACAGCCATCTCGTAACGCGACAGGTGGAAACCACGATTCTTGAAATAAGCTTCACATTCACGCAGCGTAAAAGGAAGCAGGCGTATGGTTCCCGTGAGCCGGCCATAAAGTCCACCATAGTCCCGAATCACATTATCAAGCATCCAACTGGTGGCTGATCCGCATACTACCAAGACCACATTGCGTTGACGGTCTGCCCAGGAATTCCAGAAATAGCCCAGTTCAGCAATCATCTCAGAGGACTGGGGACCAGCAAGCCACGGCAACTCGTCAAGGAAGATGACGCGACGCTTAGTGCGAATGCCTTCGAGTTGAATCTTTAACAACCTGAACGCCTCCCGCCAGTTGGTAGGCCGTGGCGTGTCCTCAGCCATCCCAATGTCCAACAAGCTCTCATAGAAATGATCCAGCTGCGTTTGCTTGTATGTCTTTTCATCGTTGGCTTTAATGAATGATCCAATGGCACGGAACGTGATCTTGTCCTTATAGACCTCCTCCACAAGGTATGACTTGCCCACGCGCCGACGGCCATATATTGCCACGAACTCCGATTTCGAGGTACTCAACAAACGTTCAAGCTGCTTGATTTCCTCTTCTCGACCTATGATATTCTGATATGCCATAACACCGTTGTTTTTGCTGTGCAAAGATACAAAAACACCATAGAAATCCAAGAAAAAATCAGCCATTTTCGAGATTTTTTTTGAAAACGGCTGACTTTTTTAAGTGCTTATGATTCGTATTTCCTTGATTTACAGATAAATTTCTCCGCCTGAAATCCCCCAGCTGCCTTATAAATAACAAAGGAGAATTACGCCCCATTTTGGACTGCCGGCTTAATAGAAGAGACTTGCCGGCGGATATGTAAGGGGCGACAACAATATTATGATGGAAAAGGACCGGCTAGCGAAGAGTCAGTCGGAGAACCACCATCCCGGACGCTATTATCTTCTTTTGGATAGACACCGGCCTTAAGCTGCCACCGTCGATTCAAATCAAGAGAGTCCGATCGAAGTGTGATATCAATGCTGGAGAAGTGTTGATGTCGCTCTTCTTTTTTTTCGGTTCTGTAAAGGGCAAAATGAAAGGGAACAACCATTACAGCCATTCCCAATCTAATTACACTATGAACTACACTATGACTATTTCTTCACTCCTTTGCTTTATACATCTGTCTGAACATTTCGGTTAACCGCTTATGCAAATCATTGCGATGCTCAAGCCAGGAGTCATCAAAGCTGTAGCCCTTGTCCAATAAATAACCTTCAAAGAATAAAGCCAGATACTCACCCATCATATTCATCAGAATACTGAAAGCATTTAATTCTTTTCCACAATCAAAAACAAGTACTCCGGCTGCATTCTTGGTAGCATGATCCTTGAAAATGCTCTCAAGTACGTCTCTTGCAAGGTCATTGTCGCAAAAGATTTTCTGAGCGGACATCAGCTCGTCTTTGGTCCATTCTCTTTTTTCAATAAATAATGATTGTGCCATAATCTTTTCTTCGTTTTTAATTGTATTGTTGTTCTTTAAAGAATAGGCCCGCCCTTTCGATGACGGGCCTGGTACTTAATTATAGTTTGTCTATCTCGGTTGTTTAGTCTTCAAATATATAAACCACCCAACAAACGAGTTAAGAACTCATGGAACTCTTCAAAATCCCCTTTCCTGAATTTAAAGTCATAACCTTTTTCAGACAAAAAGGCATTTAAAAGGTGTTCCAAATGCATTGCCTGAAGGTTAATCAACAGCCAAGTACCGTTAACCTCCCCTCTAAAGTCAATCGCCAATTCACCAGCAGAATTCTTAGTGGCCATCTTCTCAAATTCGTATTCAACAGCATTTCTTTCGAATTCGTTGCCAGCAATTTTCAGTAAGTCATCTTTTGTCCAAATTTTCTTTATTACTCTTTTAAATTTTCCCATTTGTTGTAAATTAAAGTGTTGTTAGTTAGTATATCTTTTATTAAAAGGCCCGCCCCGCTCTGTTACGATGACGGACCTAGTGCTTAGTTACAGTTTGTTTTACGACACCTTGAAGGGTTGTCCCCTTCTCAGTATTTTAAAGTATATCCCTTGGATTATGGTCCCAGGGAATCCTTGATATCCATTAGCGTCTGAGCCACAAACAAAGAACTATCAGCACTAGGAAGGGGAACTACTCCCCTCCCATTTGCTGTGACAAGACTAAAATCTGTGTTTGGATTAAACCCCTGCAATATTGCCTTTATATGAGTTTCGTATTTTTTCATTAGTTTCTTCGATATCGCAGAAATCTTAGACATGGGAATGCTCTTTCCATAGACACAATTCCTACTGTCCGGTGAGAGGACTACAACGCAATCATCAAATTTGAGAACAATAATCCAATACATCAGATCATTATCACTATCGTAATCGGGTTTGATAAAATATTCCGCATAAAATGCTCCATTAGTAACAATACCCTTCAAAGCTTGAATCAATTCAGGTAGCACTTTACTATCTGTGAAAAAACCGCCACATTCATAGACAAAATCGTTACCGGATTGACAACCACTTAGGATGCAGAACAAATTATTGGATTGGCGTATTATAATATCAGCATTGTAGTTGTTCCCATTTTTCATGATGGGTGAACCTTCAGATACTATTACTTCAGACACTATGCCAGAATTTATTTGGCTTAAAGCGTCAATCAGTTCGTCTAGCTTATCGTTTAATACTCGAATACCAAAATAGTAATCAGAACTGATAGACATATCGAAGATACTGATGAAGTCATCATGGTATAAGATACCATAATGTCTTTCTTCATTTTTAAAACAATACATATTCATAAGCTTGTTTCATTTGATATTTAAATAGTTAACATCAAGAATAGTAAAAGTGCCGTTAGCCGATGCCGATGCGAATAACTCTAAGCCACAACTCTTGGTTAATGCGTCCGAGAGTTCCACCAGTTGATTGAGCTCTAAGGTGCATGGTGCGTTCTGAAGCAGCTCAAGAATCACGGTGCCAGCGGGGAGTCTCTTACCGGCGACTTCGCTATTGATTAATTCGTAACGCACATAGATATCGTCATCGAAGTCAATCAAAGCAACATTCAGGTATTCGTCTCTAAATCTGGCGAGCGCAGCCTTCCCACGTGGAGAAAAGCCATCGGGTTTCAAGTGCGTCGTGATGAGTTGCGGCACTACCTGCTCTTCGGTGAAGTAGGGTTTCACTACATTCACGATACGTTCAATTGTAGGTTTCATTTTCGTGTTATAATAAAATAGCCCCGCCACCTGCCGTGTCAAATGACGGGGCCAATTACTGCGGATTATTTCAGCTTGGAGAGTTGCTTCTTAGCAGCCTTCTTTTGAGCAATGGCACTCTTGATCTGCTCATCAAGGTCCTTGATGCTCTTGTTGAGGGTAGCCTTGTCGCTCTCGCGCTGTTTCATGTCCTTCATTACAGCGAACATTGAACCACCTTTTGGCTGGATAGTGGTTGCAGCGCCAGTGCTGAGAATTTGGTTAATCTCATCGTCAATCACCTTGATCTGCTCGTCGGTAATCGATGAGGCAGGAGTGTTCTTGATGAACGACTTGAAGCTCCTCTGGAAATCAAGAATGAAGGTTTCCACCTGATCCTTGTTCTTCGGGTCAAATCCCTTCTGCGCTTCGTTGTACATGAAGAGTTTCAGGTACTTGACATACAACTCGTCGACGCCGATTTTTTTATTGAAATCGGCCTTCGGGGCGAAGATTGCATCCAGCATCTCCAGCGTGGTCAGCTTGCACTTTGCGGCTTTCGGATTCAGAAGACGTAATGCCTTCAGCATCTCCATACCGATATTTGCAGTGTCTAAGTCACACTCGGGAAGAGTACCATTGAGAATGGGCGACTTCCTGATAGCCTCACGGACCTGTGTGAGCGCATAGTTGAGGAATTTGGACGTAGCATACGGCTGAATCTTGCGAGCTTCCATCTCGGCCTTCATCAGCTTGTCCTCTACACCTGTCGTTTCTGACAGACTCTTGCGGAAGTCACCAAGGTCCCAATTGCGGTCGAAGGCGTTCATGTGGCGAACGGCGTCGGGAACGTTCTCGGGACAGGGAATGATCATAACATCAACGCCGTACTTATAGCCACTGCCAGCCACAGCAGCTGCACGATGTTGACCATCGAGAATCAGGAACATATTGTCGATCTCAGGATTGTCCAGAGTGACGATATCGCCAGCCTCGTCCAAAACGGTAAGACCCTGTTCGATGGCCTTTCTTACTAGGCATACGATTATCGACTGCTCGAAGCGATCAACATTGTCCTTCTCCAGCGACTTGATGAGTTCTTCAACGTGCTTCTCGATTACATCACGGTTCAAAGCACAGATGCAGAACTTACCACCCTTGTCGACAAGCTCCTTCATGTCAACGACCGGATAAGCGATAAAGTTAAGCTTCATCAACTTCATATAGGCAGTGATTGCATTAATCTCATCCTTGAAGTCCTGTTGACGCTGCATTCTGTTAGCCTCGGTCGTTTTTTCATCATCGGGACCTGAGCCCGATGCCTCCTGGGCCTGCGAGTCCTGCCCAGCGGACATATTCTCACCATCACGGGGTGCGGTGCCGCTCACCGTGGTAGTGGCCAAACTCTGCTCGTCCTCAGCGGCGGCAGTGGGCTCGACATCACTAGGTCCGGTATCGTCCTTTCCCGTGTTGATGGCCGAACCCTGCTCGGCTTGGTTAGGAACCAGGATCTTGTTCGGATCCTCTTCGCCCGGATTAGGGGCGGAAAACTGTTTCTTTGCCATAGGCATTCTCAGTTTTAATGTAAATAAACGTTAATTATAAATATGTTTGTTATTGCACAGTATTAATTACTGATGGTGTTGCGAGCCACCAAGGCCTCGAGATCTTTCTTACGGTAGAGGCGTTTGCGGCCGATTCGAGTTACCGGCAGGACACGCTTGACGGTCCACGTGTAGAGAGTGCGGCGCGAGATGCACAGCATTTCTGCTGCAACGTCCGCAGTCACCAGTTCGTCCTTTTTGTCGGACACCTTGCTCTTACCGTCTAAGACAAGAGCCTTAATCTCCTGAAGCTCGATTTTGATCGAGTCGAGATCCTCACTGCTCATTATCAATATTTTTTCAGCCATATCTAATATTTATTTATAATGTATTGTTGCATTTGTGTTGAAAATCGGTCTATTTACCAATTGTTCGCACTGCAAAATTACTGCCATTCTCCAAGCTGGCCAAGCAATGCCAACTATTTTACTAATTGATTTTCAATATTTTATAAAATTTCTCCAAATCTGCAAGCTAGATGCCAGGCCACTGCAAGTTTGAACGAGAATTTGCAAGTTGGGTGCATGTTGTATGCAATTTTATATACACTAAAGTTTGACTGTTTTTGTAGTTATTGATTCGCTTCCTACAAAAATGCTACTTGTGCCTGTCGGAAGAACCTAAAAGATTGCAGGCCGGGCGCCCCTATGATTTAATTTTTCCACCGTATGATGTGATGAGGTAAAAAAAACGGGCTGCACCTGATGGGTACAGTCCGCTATGCTATTTATTTAATAGAGGCTACTTCTTTGTGAGCATCCTGGTCAGCGCTTCTCGTTGCTCAGGAGTTAGACTATCAATAAGGCTCTCCAACTGTGATTCACTGCTGGTATCAAATATCTTCTCCATAGCTGCGTCTTCGACGCTCGTATCGAACTGGCCCATATACCCCTCGGTTGTTTTAAGTGACGAGTGGGCCAGCAACCCTTGGACCACCCCAGAGTTTGTCCCCTTATCCTTAGCTAGTTTAGCAAAGGAGTGTCGGCTCACGTGGAACGACATGTGCTTTTCAATGCCGGCCTTTTCAGCCAATTCCTTGAGGTGCTTGTTCAGCACGGCTGTTTTTGCCGAGATATCGTTGAAAAGAGCGGTCTTTAGCTCGACTGACATTGTGTCCTTTTCATCCTGTGTAACGGCCTTTGCATAGCCTTTGGCGTTGTCGAGCAGAGGAAAGATATAATCATCACGCTGCTTGTCTTCTGTGTTGTAGTTGCCCAAGATGGCTTTGGCTTGAGGAATAAGGATTAGATCTCTCATTTTATGGTTCTTGCCCATCTGGTAAGTTAATCGGCCGCCCTCGACGTTCCGCCAGCGCAACTGCAATAGGTCTCCGACTCTAATACCAGCACAATAGAAGCTGAAGAGGAAACAGTTCCGAGTATGCCATTGCATCGAGCCCTCTTCCAGGTCCAACTTGATAACACGGTCTATCTCATCGACCTCCAATTTATCCTTCGTAGTCGGGAGCCAATGGAACTCATAGTTCAGGAACGGATCTTTATCAGCACTCAGGAGCCCCAGCCTCACAGCTTTTCTCGTTAAGGTTCTGAATCGCTTCATGTTGTTAAGGACAGTGTTCTTGTTAAGAACCTTGTCCTTCTCTCTCTGGTTAGGTAGCCGCTGCAAGAATTTCTCAAACTTATCAAGAAATGGGACAGTCAAATCAACAAACAAGATGTCAGGCATCCGCCGGGTTTTTCTGAACAACTCAAGTTTATGGGTCAAATCTCGAAACTGTTTCCAATAACGGATCTGGCCGTTACTGTGGAGATCCTCACAATGCTCTTTCGCGAATTCCAAGAAAGATGCAGCTACAGGCGCCTCTTCGACCTTGGCTTTGATGAGATAGGGCGTGACCACTTCCTGTTCTTCAAGAATGTCACTATAAGCAGCTTTGGCTTCAGCTAACTCTTTTGCTAGTGTCACGTTTTTCTTAGCATACTCAGGGTCGCTCTGTCGAACCCAATTCTCGTTCCTTGCATTCTTATTGAACCAGTTTTTATTGGAAATCGTCACAGATGTTTTTACATACTTGTGCTTTCGGTCGAGTGTGATTCTAATATAAATCACATATTGGCCGGTGCGAGAACCACGGTTATCCAAGTGAAATCCGAATGAAATCCGTTTTGCTGCCATATTCTTTACTTTTAAGTATTTTGAAAGATAACGTAACTTACAGACTGCAAAGGTACTAAATATCTCAATTTTACTAAAACATTTACTAAAACATTTTACTGTAAATGCTGCTTTTTAAGGTTTTTTATGGCATTGGGGATTTTCATTAATTACCTCTATTTCAATCATTTGTAATCCTTAATGGGCAATAGTGGGCAACCTATCGTAGTCCGGCTCTGGGTACTTAGAACACCTTGCAAGTCGTTGATTTACAAGGTGTTTTCTTTTTCTGAGGTGTTAAAAAGGTGTTAATTTTGAACGTATAACAGAAAGTTGGTCAAAGAAACGAAAAGAGGGAAGATGAAAAGTTAAAGAAACGTAGTACATCACCCATTTCTTTCCTTTTCTCACTGAATTTGACTATCTTTGCACCGTAAATAGCAGTTAAGTTATAGTATGAACGAACAGGAACAGGCAATAGCCAAGATTCAACAAACGTTGGATTATTGCATCCAGCAAACGCTGCGTTCGCTGGAAGATACCATTGAACGCAAAGCAGAAGTTCTTCCAGTTAATGAATTGACAGAAGTTGAGCGGAGCGAGTACACCCATGCCCTGGATGAACTCGCTGTCATCTATTCCAAGTTCCCTGCTGTTCGTAGTATCAAGAACTACATGCACCTTCCCAACTATCTTTGGGAAAGTACATTCATTGAGTCCTTGACTATGGAAGAGAAACGTAAATGGTTTCACAACCATAGCCTTGCCACATACGATGATTTTTGCAAAGACAACACCATTTTTGATGAGTCATTCCCCTACTTCTCTGTTGTCTATCAGGTTGTAGTCAATGAAAAGTACACTCAGTTTCTCAAAAAGAGGAATGACCAAAGGAACCTTAGTTCTTTCATCGTGATGGAGAAAGGTGAAAACTCTGTTTCCTCTAACCCCGAATCGATAACTGAACCTGCCACCGAAAATGTTCAAGTTGAGAAATACACTTTTGAACACTCGTTAAACGACCAACAAATTAACTCCTTGGTAGATTGTGTCAATGAGGTGCGGATGTTCAAAGGTGGCGAAGTGACCTTTGAACAACTGAAATCCATCTTTGATTGTCAGCCCATAGCTCCGCTCAGGTCAAGCAATAATCGTCTGTTAGCATTTTTCTTCGACCAACTTTCCAACCACTCATATATTACTGAAAAATGGCAATCGGCTATCTACAAGAACAACCTTTTCCTTTCGTCGCAGAAAGATTCCTTTGTAAACCAAACGGATATATCCACGGCTGTCAATCATTGCCGGGACATTCTAATGAAAGGGAAGTTTGCTAAAATAAATCAGTATATCAACAATCTGAAAGGACTTTCAGAATAGGAAAAGACATCTAAGAAGCACAAAAACATTGACAATGGGTTGACACATCAAACATTGTCAAACAATCTTCAAACTTATTAGCGATACCTTTGCCCCCGAATTCAAATTTCGGAGGGCGCGCACTCCTATTGTCTCATTTAATAATTATAGAAATATGGACGCTAATAAGTCAATTGAGCAACGCATCGAGGAACTGGAGTCCCTCGTCTATGCATCCAAGAACGTACTGAGCTTCGATGAAGCCAGCAAGTTCCTATCCTTGTCGAAGAGTTATCTCTACAAGTTAACCTCGGCGGGTCTCATTCCACACTACAAGCCTCAGGGCAAGATGATCTATTTCGAGAAGAACATCCTCGAAGAATGGTTACGCCAGAACCCGGTCAAGACTCAAGCACAGATTGCCAGTGAAGCACAGAAGTATTTACTTAATCGAAAGTAGGCAATGGAAACACGTAACTATAATCCCAACGAGTCGATGACTAAGGACGAGTTCCGTGTCATATGGCAGTCCATCCACTTGAAAGTAACCGATGAGTATACCGTTCCACCTGAAACACTTCGGGTGAACGGTTCCACCATCGGTACACTTGGTAACTTCAGTGCATCTACAGGTAAGGCTAAAAGCAAGAAGACCTTCAATGTATCGGCCATTGTAGCTGCAGCCCTGACCAATCGTGAGGTACTGTGCTACTCGGCATCATTCCCTGAAGACAAGCGCAAGATACTATACATTGACACAGAGCAAAGTAAGTTCCATTGCCAGAAGGTGATGAAACGTATTCTGCGATTGGCCGAATTGCCGACAAATGCTGATTGTCCTAATCTTCTTTTCGTTGCCATGCGAGAATTATCTCCCGAGAAACGAAGGACGGTCATTGACTACATGCTTTCCAACATAGAGGGCATCGGTTTGGTCGTTATTGATGGAATACGTGACCTGATGTATGACATCAACAATCCGACGGAATCCACGGAAATCATCAATTTGCTGATGCGATGGTCGAGCAGCTACAATCTGCACATTCATACAGTCCTCCATCTAAATAAAGGTGATGACAATACCCGTGGCCATATCGGAACCGAGTTAAACAACAAGGCAGAGACTGTCTTGCAGGTGACAAAGTGCCAGACGGATGCCAACATCAGTGAGGTAAAAGCCATGCATATCCGTGACAAGGACTTTGAGCCGTTTGCTTTCCGTATCAATGAGGACTCTTTGCCGGAATTGATTGTTGGCTATGAATGTCAACAGAAAGCGGAGCGCATTGCGCTTACGGAACTGCCGGACGAGAAACACAAAGAAGCTCTTTGCATTGCTTTCGAGAAGGGCGCTATCCAAGGTTACAACAATCTGATTGTCTCCTTGAAGCACGGTTATGCTTCCATAGGCTTTGAACGTGGGCGCAATACCCTGGTCACACTCAACAAGTGGCTGATGTCCCGTGATATTATTGTCAAACAAGACAAGACGTACAGTTTAGCATGGGGCATATATAGTGAGAATCAACATAAACCTAACCATCATAACCTCTTTGATTATGACCATTGAACAAGCTAAGCAAATACGACTGGAAGATTTCTTGCAGTCACTCGGACACACTCCTGCTCGACAAAGGGGTAATAAGTTGTGGTATCATTCGCCGTTGCACAGCGAAAGCACCCCATCGTTCAAAGTCAATACCAACCGAAACCAATGGTATGACTTCGGAATTGGTCGTGGTGGCAGCATTATCGACTTTGCCATATTGTACTATCGCACCACTGATATTTCTCAGGTTCTCAAACTGATTGAGCGTGAGTCTCCCACCACGGCTGTGATTCCAATTTCTTCCTGCCATCAACAGTCTTCGGAACCAAGTTTCAAGGATGTAGAAACAAAACCTCTGACACATTTCGCTTTGGAGGACTATATTAGGAAACGCAAGGTTGACATCGACATCTGTCGCCAGCATTGCAACGAGACCCATTATTCTCTTGGTGACAAGCGATATTTTGCCATTGGGTTCCCTAACAAATCTGGCGGAAGCGAACTGCGCAATCCTTTCTTCAAAGGTTGTATACCTCCAAAGGATATCTCAGTCATCCGGCGCGAGCAGCACCGTAGCGAGTGCAGTGTCTTTGAGGGCTTCATGGATTATCTGTCATTCCTAACCATGAAAAAGCGTGGGTATGCATATGGCCGTTTAAGCGAGGATCAGGATTTTATCATCTTGAACTCCGTCACAAATCTGCCAAAAGCCATCCCCCTTCTTGAAGGTTATGATCACATCTATTCGTTCCTCGACAACGACCACGCTGGACGTGAAACCCATGCGAAACTCGTAGAAGCGTATGGCGATAATGTGATAAGCATGTCAGAGCATTTTGACGACTTCAAAGATGTCAATGACCTTTTATGTTGGATTGAGAATAAACATGAATGAACTTGTGAGTGCTATGCAAGAAGTGCCAATGTCGAACAAACGGCTTCGCTGCTAGTTCGCTTATTGGCTTTCTTGCAGACGCTCGCAGGCTCGCATCAGATTAACAATTATCCATCAAAAACAGAATCAATAATGAAACAGAACTCACATAAAAAGACCGTTGAAAAGACTTGCCTGGAATGTCGCTTAGCATTCCGGTTGTCAGCAAAAGAGAAACAAGAAATAGAGGCAAAGGCTAAGCTATGTGCGATGTCGCCAAGTAGGTATATTCGCAGATGTGTAGTGGGGCACAGTCCCAAACTCCATCTTACGGAACAAGAGGCTAAAGCCTTCATCAGCTTGGCGAATGCCCGTGGCGACATTCTACACATCAAGAATGCCCTTAGTGGCAAAAGCCAGGAAGAACTGTTACGCTACTTTCGTGACGCAAACTTCATGAACTATTGGATTCTTGCGACCGATAAACTCATCCGTCGCTGGTATGAAATCGAACGTCAATTATCAGAATAGCCTATGATAGCCAAAGCAAGATCCATTTCGCATGGAAGTATTTCCATCGACTACATTACTCGAATGGGAATGGCTGAGATTGTCAAACTCAACCATCTTCCCAAGGACGTTGAGGTGGAAGCCTGGTGGGCACACATGCAGGCTCACCAGATAAAGTTTCAGTATAAGCGTTCGAAGCATCGCCCGATGAAGAACTTCATGATACGCATTGAGATTTCTCCCGCAAGGGAAGAAACCGAAGGCTTCACTCTTGCCGATTGGGAAAAACTGGCAGAGGACTTTATTAAGGCTTTCGATGCCATTGACCTTTCAAAAATGACTGGCCGCACTTCCGCTGCTGGTACTAACATCGCCAACTCCCAATATGTTGTTTCTCTACACCGCGATAGTAAATCGGGCATTGTCCACATGCATCTTGACTGTAATCGCATAGACATGGAAGGTAACGTGAACGACGATCACGACATCGGTATCAGGGCCACGATGGCAGCCAATGAAGTGACACGCCAACGTGGATGGGTACAAGCAGAGCAGCGTTCCGATGAAAACAAAGAGAGTATCACGCTTGACTGTATTAATGCACTTAAAGCCATGTCCAGATTCTCATGGGATGTCTATGTTCAGGAACTCGCCGCCAAAGGTTACGACCTGAAACTACGTTATGACTCCAATGGGGTTGTAAGAGGTTATACCGTCCGCATGGGCAACTCCATTTACAAGTCGTCTGAGTTGGGAAAGGGTCGCAACTTGATGCCCTCAAAGATTGAATCGACATGGCGTAAGCTGCATCCTTTGACTTCTAATGAGAACCGACTTCATTCAGGACAATCCTACAGTCCAAGGCACAGTGTTATTCCTCAGCCAAAGGTGTTGCCAAAAGTCGAGCAACCTATCTATTGCCTCCGCAAAGTAGATGTGGATGGTCACACCTATTCCATTGAAATCCCCGACAAGGCCCTTGATGCTATGAAGGATCAAGTTGCCAGTTTCAAGGTTAATGATGAAATGTCCAACCACATTATCGATGTGGCTCTTTTGCTCTTCGCCAACTACATTGATGCAGCCACATCTATGTCCGAAAGTTGCGGTGGGGGTGGGACTTCTCCATCCTCTGGTTGGGGAAAGGATGACGATGATGATTGGGAATGGGCAAAGCGTTGTGCTCAGATGGCCCATTCCATGGTAACAACGCCAAAGCCCAAAATACGTCGGAGCCGAGGAAGATAAAACAGAAAGCCTATGAAGAAATACAACATCAACCAAGAGATTCCTGTGCCACCACCAATGCCTAAGGACACTGCGAACCCAGTCGAACACATGTTGAGCTCTATAGACCATCAGCATGAGTTCTCTCAGGAAGAGAAACGGCTGGAGGCCAAGATAGAATCATTGCGCCAAGCCGTTTCTGATTTGGATAGTCACATCACCTCTGCCAAGGAGATGTGTGACCGCATGATCGAACTTGGCAAAGTTATCGAGACTGGTTGCTCGAAACTCTGTGAGATAGCAGACTACATCACTGATTTGAAGCAGCAGATAGAAAACATGGTCATACCTGCCAAGATTACTCCAGACTCCTTTGAGGAAGTCAAAAAACGCGTTGACGATTTGATCCAGCAAGCTAATCAACTGTTGGAACGCCATCGACTTCAGCAACGCCAAGAGTGGAATGCACAAAACGACCACCTCAAATCTGTAGTCCGTGAAAACAAGGGAGTTTGGCTCTCCAACAAAGTATTTTGGTGGGCCATAGGCATCTTTGAAGTAACCGTGTGCCTTGCCATCTACTTCGGTGGTAACGCTCTGCTATCCACCATTCGGTGACAAACTAACAATGAAAAGCCCAGCTGACCATGTAAATCAGTTGGGCTTTTTATAATTTTGCTTGAACACCAAGGCTTAAACTATTACTTCCCAGAAACCGCCTTTGTCTGGGCCTACTCGACGAACGATACCTTGCTCTTGTAGCTTCTTGATGTTTCTTGCAATGTTTCTCCTGTCAACACCTATGATTTCAGCCATTTTAGAGGTTGAAATATAAGGATCCTCCTTTATCAAGTCTATAATTTTCTGTGACGTTTTCTGTGACGTTTTCTGTGA